TTGCAAATAATTCCCTATCTTTGTGCTATCAATATCAGTTGCAACCACCATATTGAAACTTTTATTGGTTTGACTTTGCGAGGGGGTGGTTCCCCTCGCTTTTTTAATCTCTCTCTTATGATAGTAGAACCGACTTCAAACACCCACGATTACTTCGATGAGAAGTATAACGAGATGAAATATCATCTCCAGAAACTATTTGCGCAGAGCCTAATCAGTTTTGATCTCAACATTCGCACATTATGCTCGCTTGAGCGTTCAGGTGTCAGGACTTTGGGCGATTTGTTGCAGCATAGCCGCGATGAGGTGAAGCAGATGCGTCGACTCGGAGTTGTTTCCGTTGCCGAGATTGACACGATGCTTGACCGCTACCACTTGCACTACGGCATGGCGAAAAAAAAGGATGTCTCACGACACCCTTAGAGCACCACACATCATCACTGGCTTCATCACCGGTGCTCCATGTACTGTTACTAACGACTTTGCGTTTAGTTCACTCGAAAATAAAAAAAAAGGCTTCGTAATCACTACGAGACCTTAAGACATAAACTTAACCTTACCATAAAAGATAGAAAACTAAAAACTTAGGATGGAATAAGTTAACCCAATACCAATCCAAGGCTGAAATCCCCTTGGAGTGTATCCGTAACCTGCAGCCACCCCAACGTGCCAACGGTTGGGAGGTCGGTATTCTTTAATCGTAATAACATCGCGTTGGTTCAACACATATATACTGTCAAGTTGTGCATGATAACCGCTGATCCATGCAGTGTATGTGCTATCTTGATACACGGATTGGGTTATCGGAACGATGACAGAAACGCTATCGGATGCTTGTATCGTATCATTATTGGTCGAGAAGTTAACTTCCCTACCAGAGGTCGCAGTCGGCAATTTTGCCGTCTCGTAACGAGCGATGCGTACCTCTTTAGGAATAGGTTTGAAATATTTGACCGTATCAACATAGGTGATAGTGTCTGTGACTGTGCGGTATTCGGCTGTGACAGACTTACGCCCGTTGTAGTAGCCGAGAGCTAATCCGACAGCAAGACAGGCGAGGATGATACACACCAGCCTGAATATCTTACGCCAAAAATGAGATGATAGTGCCATGGTTTATACGTATTTGAATCCGTCAATTGTAATAGCGTTTACTCTGCGTTTCCAACCTTTGAGGAACTTCGCCTGAGATGCAGACTTCGCAACAATCTCGTCGAAGTGCTTTAGCCGGTCGGCATGGAGTGAGTCGAATAGTGCTGCAGCATCGTATGAATTGACTGCTGCTATTGTCTTGGCTCCAACGATACCATCGACTTTCACGCCAAGAATGCGCTGCGGTCTCTTGATACCTGTTGTGCCTGAGAGCCATGCCCAATCTACGAGCAAGTTGGCAATCGCTTGGTTCTCTATCTCATCAGCCTTCCACTTATCCCAATACATCGTCTTGAAGATGTTGTACCAGTCGGTGTAAGACAAGTTCTTGATGCCGGCGATTGTTGCCACCTTGTTCTTCTTGTTGCAGTAGGCAGCATACGTGGCATAAGTCACACCGCAGACAGTCAAGCCTCCGGTATCATCGGGGTCGTTGACTGTACCATTAGTCTTGCACTCGTAGTACTGCTGTTGGCAGTCTATGCGTGTCGGATCGTAGCGAAGGTACACCTCTTTGCCGTTGATAGTCTTGTAGATTTTGCAACTCTTTGCGCCGCCAGCCTCCATGAACAGGAAGAAGGGAATGAGTTCGTCAAGTTTAGCCATTATTCTTATCGTCAGATGTTAAGTCAGATAAATCAATATCGAAATGTCGTGAAGTTTTGTCTACGAGTATCTTCTGTAAGACTTTTGCCCATTTGGCATCATTACAGGAGCTTTCATTTTCAAGGATTGACCACAATTGCCAAAAGCAAATTGCACCCGCTGCCACCTTGGTAAGCTCGATTGGGATACTATCAGTAATATAGATTTGGATGAAATACGCCATCACAATCAGAAAATATGCCTTGATGATGGTCGAAATCACAACGCCGAAATGTTTAGATTTAAACTTTTTGCCGTCCTCCGAAACCTTGTCGGGATGCACCTTACGTGCTCGTCTTGATAGAGACCACGCGGTGTAGCAATCGGCGAAAATCATAAAAGTGCAGATTAGGAAGTATGGCAGCGTTGGATAGAGAACCGCCCAAACGGCTCCAAGTGCTGCAAACAACCATCTGCTAACGTCTTGTAACGATACAGTTGTCATACAATAGTTTTTTGAGGATTAATAATCATTATCTCCAAAAATACACCTTTGTTCGCCTTTTTATCATTTTTCGAGAAATTATCAAAATTGGCAAACTTGCCAAATGCTTGTTTTATAGATAGTTATAAAAACAACGAAATGACACCCGCCTGAGTGACGAGTGCCATTTCTCATAGAGTTTCAGCGCATTAGCCTAAGACCTTATCCACCCAATCAATAGCTTGTTGGCGGAAGGCGTTGAAGTCTTGCCATTCCTTGGCGTAGTCCTCAGCTTTGTCGCTGTCGGGCTGGCTCAAGCGTATGATTTGATGTGTCTTGATTGCGTCTTCGGCTGATTGTGTGTAAGCAGAGCGGATGATACCATTGACCATCGCATCGCGGTCTATCTCTGTTGCCTCGATGAGTGTGCCGCCATCCTTCTCCGTGCCTGTGTAGGCATAGGCTGTGTATGGCTCTTGCCCTTCGGGAGCGTTTTCGGGCAAGTAATCTTCGATGACCTCTTCATTGAGGTAGACCATCACACGTGCGCTGTCGTAGCGCAGGAACGTCTTGCGTTCCGGATAATAAGCTGTGTACATATCGCTTTGTGTTTTTTGTGACACTCAGCGGATAGTTACAGCCGCATCGAGTGTCAAGTGAACTTGTAAAATTTCTTCTTGAACTTGTTCTGACATTCCCTAATGACAGTGACCGAGGGCAAGTCCTCACGGCTGAAGTCCGATGTCGCTTGGTCTATCATGATGCGAGAACCCGAATACGTGAAATATTCTTGCTCGCTCCAATGGTAGATAGGCTCATCGCCTCGCTGCTCGATGCTGTCAATAGTTCGATAGCGCAATGCTATGCGTAATCGTGGATTGCCATCCTCACCTTGCTCGATAACAGAATTGTCAATCTTGTAGTCAAGCAAGAGTATGAGCTTTTGTTCTTCGCTTTCGCCTTCGCAGCACACGATGTCGGCAATGGCTCTCTTCTGCGAGTATTCCATGCCCTCGAAGGGTACGTGAAGGCGTCTGCGCTTGATTTTAGCTCCAAGACGCTGTTCCATGTTGATATTAAGTGATTGAAGTAAGTGCTTGCTGTTAGCATGAGATGCAAAGCCGATGCGTGATGAGCATTTCCTACGGATATACTCGTTGTCATACCCTTTGCGCTGCAACATCTTGACTTGCTTGCACAGCGACTTCTTATTGCGCTTTCTGACGGATGTGTGGTCATGATAAAAGACGTAGCCACAAATGTCATTGCCCATCCATGTGGGGCGCACATTGTAGCTACGATTTATCGGTAACAGGAAGTCGCGAGTAAGTATCATCAGCGACAACTCAACCATCAGATGCAGAAACGTCTTATCTCGGTGCTTGATAACGATGTTGTCGGCAAAACGGCTGTAATGCCGCAAGCCTTCGTTGACGTATCGTTCAAACTTGCGGTTGAGGTAGTCAACACCTTTGGCGAGTTCCTCGGCTTGAGAGCGAGAGCGACACGTTACCAAGCAGTCAGTGACGTAACGCTGCTGCCAATAACGGAACTTCTCGCGGTCAGTATCGAGACCGAAACAATGCAGAGCCATGCGGTCGAAGGGTGCGAGATACATACCCGACAGCAGTTGCGCAAGCTTAACACCCAAGACCAAGCCTTGAGGATAGCTGTCAATGAACGTGTCGAGGAATTTCAGCAACAGCGCATCTTTGATTTTCTCACGGATGCGCTCTTTCATCATCGCATGGTTGATGTTGAGGAAGTAGTGGTGAATGTCGAGCTGCACGAAGTAGTACAATTCATCTTGCGAGTATTTCCTAAGTTCTCGCATCTCTTGGTGTACGTAGCAGTGAGTGCCACGCTTGGGTACGCAAGACGGAGAGCGGAAATAAAAGCTGTCCATAAGCCAACGCTCTATCGGAAGGACTGCCGCCCATTGAGCGACATGATTAGTCACATCGGTACGTTGTACGATGCGTCTCTTCGGTTCAAATACTTCTTTGGGCTTGTAATCGCCCGGCTGATAGCTACCTTCGAGGAAGTCTCGCATCAGCTTGCGTAAGTTCGCGTCAAGGTCTTGCTCAAAACGTGTGATGTCACTGCGTTTCTTGCCTTTTCTAAAACCCACGAAAGCGTTATGGTAGTTATCTTCTGTCGCTATGATTGGAGCGACATTGCCTATGCGATTCATGGCTTGGAGTGATGATGTTGTACTTCGGTTTTGTGGTTCTCAATATTGTGTCATGTGTGTCTGCGGTTTCCCTGTAACTACTATGTTCGGCTGCTATGCCTACCAATACTCATTACTTGGAGATGTCTTTCACCTTGGGGTGTGGTCTTGCGTCTTTCGGGTGTCTTGGAATAAAGCCTTGCGACTTTATCTTGGAAATTGTTGAGGGGCGAGCCGTAGTTCACATTGGCAATCGTGACACCATTGTTCGCATTGAGGTACTCAAGACCAGCATTGTCACCATTGTTAGCATTGCCACCAACCAAAGGGACACGAAGACCAGCGGAGGGCTCTTGACGCAACAACCAATGTTGTTGTTACAAACACGTGACAAAATTACAACTTCTTCACTTAGAAGTCAAATGGAAAATTGTCAAAGAACTTTTAAAAATGTTAAGGCTGACGTGGGAGCGCTGTCGCGCTTGGGTGCTTTGTTTGCTTGTGGGCGGTCGCGCCATGCGGCGCGATGTGTGCTTTGTTTGCTCTCGCGCCCCTTCGTCAGCCTGTGTCAGCTTAGGCATCTGCGGACACCAAGACGGGCTCGGTAGACCAGTCCTCCGCTGCTTCGCAGAGGGGCGAGCCGTAGTTCACATCGGCAAACGTGACACCATCGTGCGCATAGAGGCACTCAAGACCAGCAGCGTCACCAGTGTAAGCAGCGCCACCAACCAAAGGGACACGAAGACCAGCGGAGGCAGAGAAATACGTACCATCGCAGAAGTATGTACTGCTACTACCACCGAGAACGGTTGCAGCGTGGCACAACGCCTCGTTTGACATTCGCGTGGGATAAGTCCAACCCGCAGCCGTGATTGTCGGCAAGGTTGCGACCTTGACCTTTCCTGTAAGTGACATGGTGTTGCCTGACTGCTTGATGAAGTTGTAGAATGATTTGGCAACGTAGACCTCGCCATAGTAACCACCATTATTGTCTGAGACCATATTTATTAAACGCCCTGTCTCAATACGCCCCATGTAACCAAAGGGGTGTTGCAAGCCGAAGAACACAGCCATGTTCATGTTGCTGTAATTTCCATCGGCATTGTACTTGACGCTTACGGGTATAGATGCTGCCCAATCGCCAAGCGTGGTTATTGCCGCACCCGATTTAATTTGGCTCGTATAGTCAGTCTGCATAAACGGATAATAGCTGAAACCGCTACTCCATTGACTGAACGAAGTCAAGCCTTCGCCAAGACCGCCTTGCATACAGCCGTTGGCATCGAGTGTGCCGTTGTATGTGGCTTGTACGTTGCGAGTGCCGAAGATGATACGGAACAGGATGCCGACTGCTGCATAGTGTGCGTAATAGCCAGCCTCCCAACCATCGCCCTTGTTGTGCGCTGCCGCTGAGAACTGCGCTGCCGTCATATTGGTAGCAATAGTTCCGAGCATTGTGTTGTATGCATCGTCTTTCGCGCTATCATTGCCGCCACCACGATACTGCGTTGACTTGTTGATGATAGACATCGCCTTATTGTTGGTGCGGTCCATGACGATACCGCCAACTGCCGACATTGACGCTACGGGAATGATGTAGTTGTAACGACCGGGGATAGGCTTGAGCGATGCTGCCTCGTAATAGTAGTTGCCTTCTACCCACCATGCGTAATACCACTTTGTGTTCCAACCCCACATATAATCACCCATGCTGCCATCGAGGGCTGCTGTCTCGCCTGTTGCAAACTTATAGTGATTGGTAGGGTCGAGCTTGCGTCTGCCATGGTTGGCATCGACAAGGTAACAGCCAAGACCGAGCAAGTCGGGCAGGTCGGCAAGATATTGCACATCGCCATAAGCCTCGCCTGTCGGTGAGCTGTTGTTCATGTTCCACCTACGGCACGCATAACCGCCACGTACTACGACACTGACGGGTATGTAGCCGAACTTTTTCCCACTCTTGGAGTAACCAAGCAATAGGTCATTTGCATCGACCGCACCGAGTTCGGAGAGGTCGTTAGCCAAATCAATTGTATCTGCCATATTGTTTATTTTTAAGTTTAATAATCAAGTATCTTCGATGGTTGATACCACTCCCAACTAAGCTGTTCGGAAGTAGAGCCATCATCACTACGTAAGTAACAAGTCAACGACACACAATATCCTGCCTTTAGATAGAATGACACGGTGCTTTCACTTCCAACTTGGCGCGTAGAGCCTGTGATAAACGTATCTTGACTTGAATAGTTGTAGACCTTTATTGTCTTGCCTATCCAAGAACGCATAGCCTCTAATTCACTATCGGAATATTTTGATGAAATGTAAGGCATATACATATACAAACTCGTGTCCAGTGATGCGTCAAGAATAATGAAGTCGCTCATCTTATCCCAATAAGGACACCAAAGTTTCGTGGTTATAAAATCAACGTCTTGCGCCATATCAAAACACAACTTTTGGTAGTTCGAGCCTGTAATTGTAGTCTTTGGAGTAGTGATAGTTCCACGGATAACGGCATTGTTCATGCGTATCAAGCCAGATAAGAAGTCAATAGCAATATTCGGCTCAAAGATATCATACTCGCCATCGAAATTCTCGTAATCGGAGCTATTCTCGGTTGTGGTGAGCGTGGGCGATGTACTCCAATTTGAGGGCGGAAATGACGTGTCTGAAGGTGCTGTTGCAATCAAGGGGTTGCCATAGAAGATATACACCTTCTGACCGACTGTCAACGGAATGTTACTGCCAATCATCGCGGGCGTTGACCAATTGGATGCAAGCGTATCATCGCTGTTGAGAGATGCCGTTGTCATCCACATAAAGGTGTTGTAATCTTTTTTGACAGGTACTCTTGACCAACCATCGGGCTTGCGGTCTGTCTTCACGATTGGAGGTGCAGTATTGCCACCGGCTGCATAGCGCACTTCCCTTTGTGTGGTGTTGTGTATCTTGACAGGTGTAGACCAAGAATCGACCTTTGCGGGCGATACCTGTGTTAGCTTGCCTTCACAGCGGAAGTATGAGCCAAGCTTATTGTACGTGCCTTGTTGCGAGAACATGAAGTCACCACTGAACACTGCTTTGGCTATCTTTCCGTAATTGACCATAGCAAGTTCAACAAAGATAGCCTTGTAGTATTCCATGAACTGCCAATAGCCACTGCCACCATTGGCTGCATACTCATCTTGTGGGTTGGTGTAGCCGCAAGAGCCATCACCCTTGAACGTCTTGTCGGAATTGAGGACATAGTAGCTGCCATTGTAGTACACCATTGGCGTTGTCGTGGTTGTCGTGGCGTAGGTAGTTGACGCATCAAACTCGCCTGCCGAATAGCATATCAACGCCACATCACCACGCGCTCCGTCTGATACAACGGTAAGGCTCTTCTCGGCAACTTGCACATCATTGAGATATAGGAAGATGTTGAGTCGCTTATGCCCTTGCACGTTGAATCCGTATATCTGACTATCGGAGGTGTACTCAATCAGATTGCTGATGTTAGTTCCGTCTATGTTAGCTTTGAGCGTGAACCCTTGTTCTTTGGCTTGTTCCAAGTCAAGTATGGTCACGTTCTCACCCGATAGTATGCGAATGTCGACATCGACATACTCATCTGTACTTTTGAGCGTGTCGGCACTCGTTACTATCTGATAGAAGGAGGTGTCCTCAAGATACACCAACGTGTCTGTTGCTGTTACTCTGTTCATGAGTTGCCCGTTTTAGCTGAGATGTATATAATTATTTGACCATACGTGGCAACATTAGCAGCAGTCACATTGACTTTGTTGGTATCGCTATGGCTTATAACACCGCTTAAAGTGTCACCTTTTGCATCGGTTGCGCTGAAGTTAAAAGTCCACGTCTTGGTTGTATCTTCCTGACCTGTGTTACGGTTGATGACCTTTGGTGTGTAAACAATGTCTGCATCGGTCTTACGTACAAGGTTACTCGTCACACTGCGCCCGATACTGATATAGTATGGGTCGTGAATATCGCTAACTTGGATGCCTTGTCGATAGACTTGGCTGTCATCGGTAGTGTACTCTGCGAAGTATTCCTCAGTACCTTCAATGGCGGTATCGTACAGGCGTATCACATTGGCTGATATTTCGGTAACGCCTGTGACATTGCTCACCTGAGTAAGCGAGCCTTTTACTAAGCGATACCACTTCCAACGTGATGCTACGGTGTCTTTAGTCACCTCGCCATTGTTGGTAAGGTATGCAGTGAGTTTGAGGCTTTCGCCATTGTAATCAAGAACGGTGTCTTGGTCTTGCTCATTGCCATTAGCATCAACGCTGACGGATTGAATGACAATCTCAACAGCATCACCAACTGTGGTCTTGACACTGATTGTAGCGTGTGTCGTAACCTCGATACCGTTAAAAGTTCCTTTGAAATAGATATTTACATCGCTCAACTGCGTTTCCGATGCTATCTCTCCCTTGAGCTGTAACGCAGGGTATGTAACACCGCTTGATGTGTACGTGCTTGCAAGGAAGATGTCCTTGAATGTATCACGTACAGTAGTAGAACCTTGCGACACCAATATCTCAGCATCGCTTGAATCGGGGTTGTTGTAGTACCACTGATAAGAGCCTCCGTCAGGTGCAAGGTACTTGCCTTGGTTGGAGCTATAACAAGTCGGGTAAAACAGAATGTTGTTCTTGGCGAACTTGGGCGATACATCTCCTGTCTGTGGATTGTAGAACTGCGTCAAGCCTATTCCACTCGGTGATGAATAGCTCATGCCGGGAACGATGGTATCACCATCTACGATAGCCTCAAGGGTATCTATTGCTGATATTGTACTCATTTGCCTATATTGTTAATAATGAAACGTAACTTTGCCTCTGAAGGTGTCAGCACAACTGCTCCTTCAGCTATGGCTCTATCAATGCCATATACATACACATCGCTCGATGATAGTAGGTAGTAGCCCCCGTCATCATGCTTGCGATACTTGGTAAGGCATAGCGCATCAGCTATGCTCTTGGGAACTGCGTAATACTTTGTCTGTATCATGTTGTCTTTGGAATTTGCATACATACTAATGAGCCGTCAATCGTCACTTTTTTGCCTCCGATGGTGACGACACGCAACGCTGTGCGCTCTTGAGTGATGATACCGAATACAGGTATCACGTTGGGGTCTGTACCAGCTATGCTTGCAGGTACTACTACACTTTCGCCATAGGCAATGACTTTCTGCGCTGCACCCTTCTCATTGGTAGTGAAGATGTGCGTGATGTCGAAGTAGTTCTGCGGATCTGCGATATTTCCGCGTCTTGTCGTGACGTAAGCTTTAGCCTCAATCTCGGTGACATCGGGGCGTATGAACTTGCCGCGCTCGATACGTACCTCATCAGACCAATTGCCATAGTCGCGCCATACTTTGAAGGGTATGTCCTTGTAATATTTGGGATAGCCTGTTAGATACACTCCTACCATTAGGCGTTCCAAGTCAATATAGCCGGGCTTGATGATGATATAATTTGTTCCTACTTCTTCAATAAATGGCTGGTCATCGCCAAGCTGTTCATATTGCCCAGCGTCAAAGATAGACCACGAAAAATTGCACTTCTTGGGGTCGACAACCTCGTCTCCGTTGCGGACTGTCACCTCTATCTTGCGCGTGGTATCGCCATCGGTACGGAAGGGTGACACAGGTATCTTCTGCGCACATGACAGCTCAACCGAGAGATTGACAGACACACGTTTCTCGGTTGAGAGTGTGCCTTGCCATGTCTTACGGAAGGTGTTGTTATTGCGCTTGTCTATCCATGCGCATGAGAAGAACAAGGAAACGGGCGCGTCTGCCTCTGCGTTTTTCAAGACAGTCAGTTGCCCGTAATCGCCAATGATATAGTTGGTGTTAGACGAGAGGATGCGCTTGGTCTCATCATCGCCATTAGATGCCTCATACCATCGGCAGTCAATAAGATACTCGCTGTATTCGCCCGACTCCAATACGCCATCGGGGTCTGTAATCTGCAATCGCGGCTTGAGGATAAGAGGAACAATCGACCTATCAGGGTCAAAGTCTCCTGACAATCCGTCTTGCGCTTGCGAAAGCGAACCACCCAATACATCCATGAACAATGCCACGGACAGCGGTTGGTATAGTATGTATGCGCTTGCCGTTTTCATATTATGATATATTAAATTCTGCTGTTAGTTCTGTTTCATCTGCTCCGTCTTTGAGATATACGGTGCATCGGAATATCACGCTGCGCTGTGTGTACCAATTAGACGGCATATCCGATGACGTGATGTCGCACGTTTCGGCACAATCAGCGTGCTCTTTGTTCCACAATAAATCCTCGCTATCAAGACCGCTCTCACGTGTCCATTGCACTTGCCATGCATCAGCCGAAATGTCCATATCGCCATGCTTGAGCAAGTAAGACAATGTGGTATATTCTTTGCCGATACGGAAGAAATGCCCCTTGCTGCTCTGTATGTCAAGTGAGTAGTTGCTATCGCCAACAACGCACACCCAATCGGTGTTGTTCCATCGTGGCGCAACGCCTGTCTGTGCCTTGTCTGCGATGCAACGCCAACAGCATGACTTGTACCAACATTGATGTTGTATGTAGCTGCCTTGTTCCTCGCTGTAACCACGGATGTACTCTTGTGTTGCCGACCACAGACCAAGGTCTACAATCTCGTATATCTGATTGCCCTTGTAGTCGATGCGCAACAAGTCCTGTATGATAGCACCACGCGCAAAGATATATGGATGCCCGTAGTTGATAGGTAGGTTCTCGTACAACTCAAGGTGTTTTGGCTTACCCAATGACATATAGTAGTTACTCTCATCGGGTATCGGCTTGGTAACACCTTCCATATACATGATAACGCCTTCAAAGCTTGAGATGTACCAACATGATTGGCGGTCCTCGTTGAGGGCGTTACCACGGCGAGCGATGTTCATTCCTGCCACGGGCGCGTAATTGACACCACCGGGAACCTCGCTGTTAGGATATGTAACAACAGTCAACGTATTTGCCGAAGTGTCGACTGCCAACACTCTGAACCATGATGTCTTGATGCTGCCATCTGCAAGCAGTGTATTGATTGAGCCATAGACAACATCATTCTCAGCAAAGGGTGTGAAGTCGTAGTCCCAACGCTTGCGTATATTGAGCAGATACGTCTTATCTTCGAGTAGTGTTACTTTCTCAATTGTGCCTGTATCGGTGAAGTTGAACTCACTCTCAATTGCCGACAAGCGATTGATTATTAGCTCCATGAAAGTAGCAGAACCACGGACCTTGAGGGATTGCAGCTCAGCATTGCCGTTGCTGTCGATATTCGCTCCTGTGCCATCGGTCAGTCCGGCCTTGAACGTGCCAAACTCGGCACCACCATTGGCGTTGATAAGTCCTTCGGATACTATACCCTTGAGGAAGGTGATGATGCCTTGCGCTATGTCATCACCGGTCTTGCTCAAGAATAGAGGGGTCAGCTTGGCAATAAACTCTTCGGGGTTTCTCAATGTTCCTGCCTCGTCTGCATATCCGGCACTGATCTTCTCGGCATAACCACCTGTTGAGATGTACAGATATGCACCGACCAAAGCCAAGGAGTTGAGCAGCGTAAGGTTATTGTGGGTGTGTCCGTTGGTTGTATTGTTAGCCTCGTGATACGCTGCTATGAGGTCTCGCAGCATCGAATAGCGCACCTTCTTACCACTCGACAACTCAAGACAATCGTTGACCGAAACGGATTGCGCCTCGGGCAACTGCTCTATGGTCTTGGAGTTGGTCTTGAGTGCTGCTAAGACCTGAGCGACAATGGTATCTATTTCATTCTGCGTCATACGGTACGATAGCTGCTATTAGTGGTACGATAATCATCATCTTCGACTCGACGAAGGATGGTCTGATTGACTAACTCTATCTCTGCATCAAGGTTGTTGACCTGCTGCACTTGTTGATTGAAGACAAAGCTGTTCATGCCGTCTTGCTGCTGTGTCGGCTCGGGAACCGATGTGTCTTTGCGCACATAACGCTCACCATCGAAATACACATAGTTGCAGCACAACAGGCGGTTGAGCATCTCTCCGAACCATATGGGACAGCCTTCAGCCGTACCCATGGTGAATTTCTTCTGTGTGGACTCAAGACCATACAATTGCACGATGTCGGATTCATCAGTCATGAACTGCTCGGTCTCGACACTGAATGTCCAATTGCTATCCTTGAAACCTCCGGGGACACGGAAATCAAAGAAATACTGCACTCCATCAATGAAGAATATGGCATCTTTGCGCTGCTTGTTGTCCTTGTTGCTGTATTGCAGTAGACAGGTCTTTGACAACTCGTAGCTGTCTTCAGTAACTTTGAATGGTTGGCAATAGCCGAGACCATCAATGGATATTGAATAAAGTCCTTCGGAGAATGACAACTCGGCAAAGTACAATGTAGTGGTATCGTTAATCGCCCATGTGCGCCATGAGATGCCATACAAGACGGTGTGCTCAGGCTCTGAGTAGACGATTGCAGATATGTCGGTGTCAGCCTCGGCAAACACCTCGATAAGTATCTTGTCCGTAGTGGCAAAGGTTTGTAGGTACGGACATTCTATGCCGTCTGTATTGCGCTCGGCAAAGAACAACGGTGTAAATGGACTGAGTATCATATTTCAATATCTTTTACTATGATTTTGTATTTGGCAGCCTCTTCTTTGGCATACTTGAAATCAACTGAAGTCAGGTAGCCACGATAGGTAACGCCATTTTTCTCAAGCTGTATGAGTTGGTAATAATCCTCAGGCATCTCAACATCGGAGGTCGTAAACTCAAGTTGTGTCGGTGTCGCCATTGGCTCGCTCAACTCAAGGTTACTGCTCATCGCCTCTCCGTCAATTACGATGTCAGAGTTACCCTCGGAGGATGCAAAGGTCAAGCTCAATTCCTCGGCTTGCATACCGATATACGCTGCATTGGCTCTTACACATGCCATGGGCGAAAATGCACCATTGTACAGGTACTCGTTATAGGCATTCTCTATCTTGAGCGTTCTATCAGCGATAAGACAGGTGTCGGTCTTGGCAAGCAAGGCAAAGTAAACGTCTTTGTCGCTGTCCGAGTCGGTGGTATCTTCGCCACGCTGCTCGACATCGAACTCTATGCCATAGCAATCGGCACGATATTTAGAGATTAGCTCAAGAGTGTTGTCGGTAACGTTACATCCGGTGGAGTATGTGTTGTTGAAGTTGAACTCATCACGACCATTGATGCTATCGTAATCTTGACTCTCGTAGCCAATGGTTATCGTTGAAAATATCTGCGATGCATCAACACTGAAGGTCAAGTCTCGACACGACTCAATGTATTTCTTGTCAATGCTGTCATGGAACAACTCGGTACGATGCACAAAGTAAACGGTCTGTTCGGGGATGTTGTAGTTATCCTCGGTGAACTCCGTAGCCTCAGGCTTGATTGTTGCACCATCTGTGTACTCTGCAAAGCAATAGAGCACGCTATCTCGATTGTTGAAACGATATAATCGGTCGGTGTAAGGATGTCCATGGCTTACTTGGTTGTACTCCTCCCAGCCTGTCCAACGTGCATAATATTTGCCATCGTTGAGATAGACAAAGCGTGAGTTGCCCGTAGTGATATAGATGATGTTATTCGTATCAACATCGCCTGTATATTCTTGGTCCAAGACGGTGTATGGTGTGCCGACATAGTTGCCACACTCCATAATCTTCGAGTATCTGCCTTGCGTCTTCTCACCGATGTAATAGGTGTAGCCAAAGACAGCCTCCATCCAATCGCAGAAGTTGGCAAATGAGCTGTACAACTTCGCTCCGTCAAGCCCTCGTGCGCTTTCTGATGCAAACAGATATGTGTTTGCCAATCGCTCATCGAAGGTACTCAGCTTGGCATGTACGAAGGTGCCACTCTGCATCTTGGCAAAGATTGTATCAACGACATTCTTGGGTGTCATCACATCAATGTTGACATTGTCACCACGTGCCATCCATGAGAACACGAAGGACGATGACATTATCAAGGCATTGGCGGTATTAGCTCCATAAGCTTGCGCTCCGATAAAGACCTTATCACCGGCTTTGAGGTCAAGCGTTACGCTGTCTTTGAGCGTGGTCTTGAAGAACTCTCGCTCGGTTTGTCCGGTGTTAGTCCACACGTATTGATTGCCATAACCGAGGTAACGAGCATACCACACCTCGTTGACATCGTTGTTTGTCACCAATGCCCACACACCTTCTTCGGCTGCATGGTTGTCGGTAAGGTCATCCGATGACGTGAACACACCGAGGTAAGTCTTTTGCAATGATGTATAACCAACATTGCCGATGACTGCTGCTACTGATGTGCTGCCGTTGTGGATGACACATACGGTAAGGTAAATGGTTTGCTCGACTACTCCCTCGTTGCTCTTATATGCTATATCGTAATCGAGTGTAACTTCAACGTCTTTGACTGCCTCAAGGATGTAAGAGTCTTTCTCTTCTTCCTGATCATCGAGGAAGTCAACGGTACGACCAACACAAATCTCGCTGCCTGTGTTGCCTACTCCTATATGCTCATCACCATTGGTGTAGCTGATAAGCATGTCGGCGGAATCATCGTAAGACGTGCCATAGGTGAACTCATAGGTAATATTCTCCTTCATCGGGATGCGGTCGTACATGAAGGTGTTATCTGCCTTTATGTCGGTGCCAATAGCCAGCTCGTAGGTTGTACTCTTATTTGCTTTTATTATGGCGGCAAGGCTTTTGTCAACGCTGTTGATGCTCAATATTGTGCCATCCCAAGTAATGGTGGAGAAATCAAGCGGACACTCGAATTGTTTATCATACCCCCAGCGATTATTCATCGTATAGACAGCGATAGTTGCCGATGCCATGAATCGGTCCTTCAGATACAGGTTGAACAACAAATCGTAAGCATCGTTGCAGAACTCGAACTTAGACGTGAACGAGCGCACAACGCCATCGTAGTCGCTGCGCTGTAACGAGCATTGAATATCATCCCAGTTCTTGAGATCGCCTTCTTTGCATTCGTAATCTTCGGTGTCGGTATGTATGATGTATTTTGTGCGCATATAAGAGTACTTGTTACGACAAATGTAACTCAATACTCAATTAATTAGCCGGTTAAGCCGATTTTTGGACACAATAAAAGGGGCGCAAAACTCACGTAACTACTTGTTATCGTGAATTTTGCACCCCACAATCAAATGAAATCGAAATTATCAGGGGAGCATCCTCGACGGACACACCACTACATTTCCGCAGATAAAGTCTTGGGGATAGATGCTGCCACAGCTATGTGCCAACTGCGTGGCGATGATATTCCATTCCTTGTCTCGCTTGCCATCCTCGTTGAGTATCATGATGTAGTCATCGTTGAGGTCTACGACTTCAATGTAGCCTTCGACTACTCGTTGCACCTCGGCGAGTTGGAAAGTACGCCTGTTCTTGGGCATAAGCACTGAGACAACCCCCTCAGTGCTTATGGTGTAAGCTTTCAATTTGTCTAGTTTCATGCTATTGCAATTAAATTTTCAACTTTGAAAGAGCGGAATGCCTGTTTCTCGGTATCGAAGTAAACAAGGCTCTTATATGACGGCTTGGTCACTTTCTTGCCGCCGTTGGTGATACCCGCAGGAAGGTCGCGGAGAGTGCCGACAGCTTTGCGAATGGTGCCATCTGCTTTGAAGTAGTAGAAGGTCACTTCGCCTTGGCGCATAGCCTTTGCGAGTTTGTAGAGTTGCCATGCCTTAATCATGCACACTCTCCAAGGTTGTTGGGTTGCTTTCCAGAGTTGATTTGCATACTTCATCACTCTTACGCGAAAATTGCTTTTAGTTTCCATATTGGTTGGTTTTATTAGTTTGACTTATGGTTTATTTTTATAATGTAAAGATAATCAATTATTTAGTTATTTGCAAACAGATTGACCACCATTTTACGCCTTAACTTTTACTGACATTTAGACGTAATCCTCAAGGTCAATTTCCATGTGGGCAAGGGTATTGAGTGCGCTCTTAGCTGCTGACATATTGGCAATCATTTCCTCGAAGGTATCGCAGGGACCGCCAATGCACTCAAGAGCATTTTGTCTGTACTCCGTTTTCATCAATTCAATTTGCCTTGTCAGTTCATTAATTGTTTTGTAGATGTTGGAGATATTCTGTTCGATTTGTTGTATTGTACGCATAGTCTTATAATTTAATTTACTGTAAGTTAGCCATTTATTACAAGTTATGCAAGCGAAATGAGCACCATTTTTACTCCTTAACTTTTACTAACTACCTATACATCAAGGGCTACTCTGAGCATCTTTCGCCCGTTACTGATACGGCTCTTGACGGTGCCGACAGGTATGCCGACCATACAACCTATCTCGTCATAATCATAGCCTTTGGCATAGAGCAACACACACTCAATCGCCACGGAGCGATGCGCGCACTCTCTTATGGCTGACACGATGTAGCGAATGGATGCTTGACTTTCTGTCTCGAACGATGAATAGTTGTTGTAATCTTCCTCAAGGCTGATAAACGGCACACACTTCCGGCGATTGTATTCTGTGATATAAATGTTAGACATAATCGTTTTCGCCCACGGCTTAAACTCTCTTGATCGGCTGTAACGCTCGCCATATTTTAGCAATCGGTAAATGGTTTCACTGGCGAGGTCTGATGCATCACAGGCGTTATTACAAAATCGGTTAGCCAATCTCATTAGCCAACCAGTGTGCTCTGTTACGAGCTGCTCAACATCTGTCATATCAGATGCCAAGCATTCGTTTCAAAGCCTGATTTTCTTCCTTACACTGTCTGCGCATTTCGGATGCCTGACTTCTCATCCGCTCAATGAGTACATCAACATCCTTTGACTGGCTATGACGTATGATTAATAACTCCGAAAGAATTTTGTCACACTTACGCTCGATACGGTCGAGCTTGTGGAGTATTACTCCCCTGCATTTCGTCTTATTCATATATCCTACGTTGGTTTGTTTTCATAGGACATTACTAACGAATTTACGAAAAGTGCAGCGGATAATAAAAAATCACAAAGAATTTGCTCTTGTGAGTACGTAATCGGCTCTATTTTCGTTTCATTGCAGCAATCTTAGCTTTCATCTCTTTGTGGTAGCGTGCGACCAAATGAGCATAGACTGTGGCTTTAATCGTTTCAGTGTCTATTTGGAATTTATAGTACGCCATCAACGCCGCAGACTGCTCATCGAAGCGAGTTCGGATGACATCAGGAGTAATATCATCATCGCCTTTTTCTTTCTTCGCTTGGGCAAGCAAGGTGCGAGCTTTGCCAAGTCTTGACTCTACCTCGTTGGCAAGTCGCTTGTCGGGCATGGTGCTGACTTTCGGCAGGTAGGACTCGAGGATTTCTCTAACCGAATCAAACTTCTTTAGCGCGATGAGGTTGTGGCACATGGTGAATAGGACTGTTGACATCTGAGCTTTCAGATGTTTTGCAGTTTGAGTGATGTAAGTGGTATATCCTGCCGGGTCCGAGACCGTCTTGTATTCAAGCAATATTGCCTTTGTTGCTTCGGCTATCTTTTCCGGGGCTGCTATCTCGTGTTTGCCCAACAGCACGGAAGCATCGCCACACATCAGTGTGACGAGCTCCGCGAGTGTGAGTTGGCCTAATCGTGTCTTCATATGCGCGAAGTTTTGAATAGTTCATATTTGTAATCTCGGCTATCGCGGTGCTGCTGTTTGGTTTGCTGCTTGATGAGCATCGCCAAGGTTGCAACCTCTTGTTTCAGTTCGGAATAGTCGTTGATGATAATCGACTTGTTCGATGCTGAATCAGTTGTAATCAGCGGAGTACTATTAGCCATATAATCTTCTATGCTTGGAGCCACGGCAGCACCTTGTGGAAGGTCTACCAATGTCGGTCGGTTAGGAGTGAACCATATATCACCATTGTATGAAACTACTTCTTGTTTGCCGGCATCGCCCACGAGAGCAAGACCGCCCTTGTGATAATCAGTACCTTTGGCGTACTTCGGAATAGGAGTAGCGAGAATTGTAGCGAGTTGAATTGCGCCAAGGGCACTTACGACAGCCATCATAGGAAGTGCTGCGGGCCAACCCGGGTCAACCCATAACTTCATCAGTGCAAGTGCTGTTTGAATACCGCATTGAGCTACGCTGTTCGCTTTATCCCAGACTGCTTGCTTGTATTCAAGTTGCTGCTTCTTCTTCTCTAACTCCTCATTCTTCTTGGCAGTCTTTTCTTCAGCTGCACGTTTGCGCGCTTCGCCTTCCTCCTCAGTAATGACATTTTGGTCAACGAGCTCAGTGATGCGGTCTTGCTCTGCTTCACTTGCATCGTCAAGTGCATCTTGCTCATCCTCTATCTGCTGAATTTTGCCGTCGTAGATGGCAGACGCCAGGCTGTTAATCGCGTTCAACGCTTCGCTAACCTTCTGAACCCACGCCTGAGCATTGTCCATGCGCTTCTGCCAAGACTCCTTATCGGCTGCTGTAGCTCGCTCAGTCGCAGCGATGTCAGCATCAGCGGTGGCATTGGCAAGAGCAGTCTTGGCTTCAGCAAGTTTCTTGGCGAGGTCTTCACGCTGCGTGTCGGTCAGGTTCTCGTCTTTCAGCAACTTTTCAAGCATATCAACTTGCGCCTGTGCAGACTCAACTGCATAGTTCTCGGCAATGATGGCTGCTGACTGCTCGTAACGTTTTTTGATACGTGCCTTCTCCTTCTCATTATTGCCACAGGCTGCCAAGTCTGCCGCATACTGAGCCTTGAGTGCTGCTTGCTGATCTGCCAAGTCTGCCGCTCTTTGGTCTGCCTGTTCTTCGTATTGTGATTGGTTGAAGTCGGTGTAAATCTGCGAGCGTTCTTGCATGTTCTTGGCGATGGCAGCATTGATAAGCTCATCGTATTCCTCTTGAGTAATCTCTTTTTTTTGCAATGCTCGCTCGTAGCTGACAAGTTCCTGAGACATCTCATTATCGGCAAGCTCAAGACGTAAGTCAAGTTCTTCCTGAGTACCTTTCTTGACAGACGAAAGACGAGCGTTTATCAATTTGGCATCGTTGGAGAGGAACTTGTCCTGTTCAGATTGCTGATACTGCAACTGACATTTGGCTATCTCTTTTTCCATAGCCAAGGCCAGTTGAATACGTAGCTGTTTCTCGTTCTCGCTGTTGCCCTTGATAGCATCGACTTTCTTCTTATACTTCAGGCGTATAGTGGCAAGTTCTTTCTCATGTCCTTCTTCCATAAGTTCGACACGCTGCTCTTCGAGTTCTTGCAATATCTTGAGTGCCTGTTCTGCGGCTTTCTGCTGTGCCTTGAGTTCTTTATCACTCAATCCGGTCGAAGTAGTGCCTGTTCCGGTCGAAGTCGTACCTGTTCCATTACCGCCAACATCAATATCACCATCAAGACCGACAGATACCTCTTTCATCTCGCCATGGAGAGTGCTGTTAAACGCATCGGCATAGGCTTGAGCATTGTCTTTACCATAATCGGTCATGTTCTTGCTCATCCTGTCAAAGCCTTCCTTGACACCTTTCTTGATTTTATCGAAATCCAATGTAAACACACCCTCGATGACATCTGCCATACTGCTGAAGGTGTTGTAAATCTGCTTTGCAAACAGTTTAATAACGTTCCATGTGGTCTTGAAAGCCACACCAATAGCAGACACAGCAGCACGCAATACAAGGGATTTATTGTAGATACGGATGAACCAATTGACGATGTCAACGCAGCCTTTGATAACCTTTGTCAATCCCTCGGTGATGTAAGTCTTGGCACTTTTGGTCATCTCCTCGAAGGTGGTGCCTGACATCTTGAAGATTGATGCAATGGTTTCTTGCAACTCTCGGTTGGCTTGCATCTGACGCTCATTGACTTTACCAAGTTCACCCATGCGCTCCTTGGCTACTTCGAGGTTGTCGTTGATGTCCGATATTGACTTGAGCAGCGTTTCACCGGATGCTGCTGCCTTACGACCGAAAACATTCTTCATCACTTCGCCTGTCTCTTGCGCATTCGGCGGTATCTCTTTCATCTTGTCGGTTACCTGTTGGATAGCCTCAAGCATGGTGATGTTGCCTTCTTGTAGGTCTTGTTGCATCTGCTTGGATGAGATACCTATGGCATCGAGAGCAGCGGATGTGCTCGTTGTCATCGCACGTAGACGTGTGCTCGCATCGGTGATAGACTTCAAAGCCTTGTCATCGAATACGCCGTTACGTGTCTCTGCCAAGATAGACATGAACTGCTCGGCAGACATACCCGCATCTTTGAAGGCTCCTGAGTACTGATTGATATTCTCTATCATGCGCCCATTCATGTCAGCTCCGGCAACAATGCCGTCTTCCATGATTTGAATGGCATCTTTCCATGATACACCGAACTGCTGCACTATCTGATTGGCGGCACTGATAGTATCGTTGTAGCTCTTGCCGAGTTCGTCAGCCATGGCACTGATATCAGCAGTGACTTTGTCTGCTGCCTGTCCTGTGAGGTCGGTGAAGTTCTTTGTCAGACGTGATGCCTCTATCATGCCCTTGTTGTAGTCATACCACCACTTGACACCGGCAGCAACACTGGCAAGACCAAGGAATGACAATACCCATGGATTGCTGACAAGACCTAAAACAGTCTTACCCAAGGCTGCTATCTTTGTCTTCAAGCCATCGAATACTCCAGCAGCATTGGACTGCCCGAGCTGTTGCAAAGATGAGCCAAAGCTATGATTAGCACCTACCATGGTAAGCAGTTGGTCGGCTGCTCCCTCATTGGCTTTCTTCTGCTGCTCAAAAGCCTTCGTTTGGTCTTGTATTGCAGGCGTATTTTCTCGGATGAGTTGTGTGTTTCTTGCTATACGCTCATTGAGCACCTTGATACGTTCTTGTGCTCCTTCACTCGTCAGATCAACATGTTTGAGTGCCTCTTGCAATCGCTTGTTCTGCGACTCTGCCTCGGCTACTGATGTTGCATCTTTGTTGATGATGTCGCTTACGTCAGAGAGTTTGCGCTTGTTCTCCTCAAGTTTTTTGTTGAGAGTCGCAAGCGTAGTCTCGTAGTTAGCATCATTCTTATCGAGCATGACCTTACCTTCTTCGAGTATCTTGGTTTGGTCGATAAGGTCCTGTGTGGTTTTTGCCTCTTGCAGCATGGCAGCGTTAAGGCTCTCGGTTGACACAACACCATTCTGCCCGGCAATAGCATAGTTACCGACATTGCGTTGAAATTCGCCCATATCGGCAGCCATATCTTTGAGATGCGCATCGAGGTTCTGAATAGCAGCCTCCATTTCGGTACCTAGTTCAGAAGAACGGCCTTCTTCATTCATCTCCTTGTAGGCTTTCTTCATCAGCTCCAACTGCTGCGACATCTGGGTGTAAGAGCCACTAACGGCAGCAGCCTCTTTCTCCTCGTTACGCATCAACGTGGTGAGGTTGGACCTCTCTTGCTTTGCCTCGCGTTCTGCCTTGATAAGATTTGCCATGCGAGTGTTGTATTCGTCAACGCTGATGGCTTGGTTGTCGAGCTGTTTCTTGAGTTCTTTCTGTCCCTTGGCATTATCGGAAATCTCTTTGTTGAGTTTCACAAGCTCGGTGACATGGTCCTTGTACTTGCCGTTGACTTGCTCAAGGATTTGTGCAACCTTCCCTTGTTCGGTGTAGGCTTCGCGAGATGCCTTATTCACCTTTTCCTGCTCCATTAATTCGCGAGAAATGGTGTTGGTGGTATTAGCTATGGCTTGACCTTGTTCACGCACTACTGATGTAAGTTGCCGATTTGCCTCTGCTGCCTCCTTTGCTTTAGCAATAAGCAACTGGTCAAGTTTATCTATATCGCCACTTACCTTGACCGGAATGTCAAGACCTTTGGCTAACTCAGTGGCTATCTCCTTATATTTAGCCAACACGTCATCCATTTTGGACTTTAGTGTCACTAATTGGTCTAACGCTGATTGGTCGACCAAATCGGTTATCTTTACGCTCATCAGTATTGGGATATGTATTCAACAATAGGTTTCGTTTCTTCTCCGGCTTTGCAGAAGCCATAAGTGCCGTCATCGTTGCGATAAATGACAACATCGCAGTCTTCCATTTTTGCCAAGGCTTTGCCGAGCCGCCGGAATCGCTCAAGCTCGCAGCCTAATTTCTTATGTAAGCACGCGCAACTCATTTGTATCCACAGTTTGAATAGAATGTTTCAATCGCAGAAATGGTGTAGTTGGTGTTGAAATACTCTATCGCCACATCTGTTATGTCAAGTATCACCGAGCCGTATTTAGCTACAATCATCGGAGCGTCACCACCGGAAGCCACTACGCTGACACCATCACCGCCTTTCACGTTCTCTATGGTGTTGTAGAATGTGCCATCAATAAACAGGTTCGGCACTGATGAAGGTCGTGGTGGCAAGTCAAGCATCGTGCTGCCTTCAGGCGGTGTGATGACTTCTTTCCACTCTTTATATCCTTCAGCTCCGTAGTACGTTACTCCCTCCCATGTCTGACACCAATTCACGGTACGGAAATACGGGTCTTCCTCGTAGGTCGGAGATAGGTATTCACCGGCACCGTTCAAGCCACTATACAGTTGCTCTCGTACCGCATCAGAGAAGAAGTACGAGTTCTCGTGCATACATTTGAGGATGCAGTCCTCAATGCCGTCTGCTATCTGAGTGATAATATTAGTGACTTCTTCGATGTCCATAGCTAAAAATTAGGGGTGGAGATTATTGGAAACCTCCACCCCGATTTGTTATTGTTCTGACTTGTCGGCGATGAGGTCGTACACACGACCGAGCATCTTCTTTCGGGTGGGCTTGTCGCGATCGAGCCAAAAGACATCAACATGCGCCTTGACGAATGCGTCTTTGGTCATCGCTGCAACTGCGTTCTTGACGAACGTCACGCCCTCGTATGTAAGAAGCTCTTTCATGGCTTACGCTTGTTCGATGCCGATTACACCGGCCTCGTAAAGTACACTCGGTGCTTTGAGGGTAGGTTTAGTGTCACCGGTTGATGTGAGAGTGAGCGTTTCGGTGTCAGAATCGTAGGTTACAGCGGTCGCATTGCCCACGAGGTTAGCGTTCTTGGCGAGGATTTCACCATAGCTTGATGTGATGTCAGCACCGCCAAGGGCTTCAACAAGTTTGTACTTGTTGCTTTCGCCGGTTGCCACAAGGTCAACAAGTACCAAGCCGAGGGTGTACTTGCGAGGATCAAAGTCTAGAGGCTGATAATCGTACTTGATGATTGCTTCTTTGGCATCATCAAAGCAGAAGCTAACAGTCATGGTTGCCTTATCCGATGATGTCGGGTGAGGTGTTGAGGTTGAGTAAATAGCACTCATCGGGAAACCGGCGAGTGTGTCAGTGCCGTCATTGATACCATAGATGATGTTGTCTTCATCGAAGAAGTAAGCATCATACTTCTGATTGGCGGTCTTGGCAAACGATGCATCGAGTTCGGGATAGTAGGAATCCATGGTGAATGTGTCGGTACGAACAGAGTACCCGGTAATACCTGAGCCACCATAGCCGACTGCGCTTGTTTGAGCCTCGCCACCATCTTTGGCGTATTCTACAAAGGTTACAACACCGTACACGCGTTCAGGGAGAGCAGCATGTACAAGTTTCTCAAGCGTTTCGCCATTGAGATTGGCGGGAAGCTTGTAGCCGTGATGCACGAGGATTGCTCCTTTCATGCGACCAAAATCAATCGGGCATTTGCTAACACCCGTGTTGAGTTGTGCGAGATTGCACTTGCGTAACTTTCTCATTGTTATCTGCAATTTTGTGGTTTAATAATTAATTCGAGATTGGAGATGTTTATGGCATCAATAGGCTCGCTGACGGCATCCCCGGTACCGGTGTGAGCTCCATATCTGCCATAAGAATAGTTTTCAGAGTACTCGTGCGGCACTTCATCTTCTACAAAATCAAATCTTCCGTCAGAAAGCAACGCATCAAGAAAACGCTTGTATATCGGTCGGAGGATGTTCTGAAAGGAATACACCCTGCGTTCTTCATTACTCCATTGCTGCTTGGATGAGCATGCTATCAGCACTCTTACCTTGGTCTTGGAATAAAAATCGCTCTTGCCTCGCGTCTCATTGACCGGGACAAAAAGTACGATTAGCGGAAACTTAATATCGTTACCCTTCGCGGTCTTACTCAGCTCGTCAAGTCTATCCTTGACATACTGGGCATTGCCGAAAGTATAGTTGATTGTCGGGCAATCTATCTCCTCAAAATCTCCACGTCGGGCAACAGCAATTTTGCAGTCAACAGCCGTGGCTGCTACTACATCCTCGAAAATCTCTACGAGTTCTCGGCTACGCGGTTGCGCTGCTGGAAATAACTTTCTCATAAGTTCAAGTTATTGATTTTGGTGAGCATATTTGATGATGTGCAAATGTTGGGGAAATAACATTCTGATGAATTGCACCATTGGGCAAAGCGGCGATTGCGCTCTACCATCGCATTCCATACGCCTACCTGACGATTTATCGGTGCGCTGTAAGTATTAGCTGATTTCAGCATCACAAGCCCCGTCATGGTTGCTTGCTCGTTGCTGGTACCAATAATCTGATAATAGACGTAATCCGCGAATGACTGACGCAACTGTGCGCATAACGTTTCAATGTGCTCATTGCTGATAGTGTCACCCTCATCTTGACAGACAAGATAAGCGTTGACCTTATTGCCAAGGCTTTCACCGAGCATCTCGCAAAGATATTGCTCCTGATAGTAAGCAATATAATCTTCGATAGCGGCATTAACTTCCTCAGCATTGGGATTTGGCATTGTGCCCAGCGATGCGTTGAGGATATGTCGTGGACCGGCGGTGAAATATGAAACGTCAATTAGCATTGTTACTCTGTTTTTTTAGCGCGTTTTGACTTGGTTGTTTTAGTGTCCTCCTCTGCTACCTCTTTGGTATCAGTCTCGGCAACTTCTTTGTCATCGTCAATGTTGACTTCCTTCAAGTCCTCTACTTCGGGAACTTGCGCTTCTTCTGTTTCGGGAGCGGTCTCCTCTGCCTCAGCTTCGGGAACGGTGTCGTAACTCTTGGTCACGTTCTCAAGTTCTGCCTGTAGTTGGGCTATCTGTTCGTCTTTGGCTTGTATCTGCTCTTGCAGATTGGCAATCACTGCGCTATTGTCGGTGTGAACTTCCTCCGTAATCGGGGTGAAGGAAACAACACCCCGATTTTCGCGGATTCGGTTTTCTTTGATGACCTTAGCTACATCTATCGGATTGCCGGAAAGAATGTATCTAACAGCCATGACGATTAGTCTTTAGAGATTGCAGCTTTGAGGGCACTGATAGAGCCGTAAGCGAATGCCCACGGACAGTAAACAGGCACAATCATCTCAGCTTGTCCCAACAGGACGATTTGGTTTTTGAGCTTGGTTTCTACGTCATCAGCCCATTCCACGGTCAGCGGAGTGTAGTCGATGATTTGAGCACCAAGGTTCATGTCACCGAGGAAGTACTTGCCGGCAGGAATACCGGTGTAAGGAATTACACGCAGACCTGCAATCACGGGATTGCCGTTTACGTCTTTGACCACTTCGAGGCGGTTGCCGTCGGTGGCTTTCTCGGTGCGGATGCTGTTAAGCGTGATGGGGTTCAGCACGAGAACAGAAGGCTGGAACTGTGCGTAGGTCATGACGGCTACTGCAGTTTCGAGAGCATCAATGCTGTTGGGCGATTCAACGCTCTTGAATGCGCCGTTGGTGACCTTGAAGGTCATTGCAGCTGCATCGGCTTTGAGTTTGTCGGCAGCGGTGTCGGTGAGGGCTACACCTTCCAAGAAGATGCGAGTGTCGTTGGCTTTGATGACATCGAATGTGCCATTGAGTACGGTGTTGGTACCTGCACCAACGAAGGTGATGCGCAGACCTTCAATGAGGAGGTCGTGAGCAGCGGCGAGTTCGATGATGACGCCGTTTTCGGCTTGTTCGATAGCGGCTACAGAACCGGCTTCACCTGCAATGAGAGTTTCGCTAACGATGCTTTCAACGGATTTCACGCCTTCATACTTGGTGATACCTTTGAGGTTGTCACCCGAGCCGTCACCGAAGAGGATTGCGAAGTCCTCTGCATCGCGTACTGCGCTCATCACGCAGGTAAGCACGAAGCCACGGAGGAAGGTACGACACTTGAGCGCACGTTTAGAGAGCTTGAAGTGAGTACCAACACGCGATACTTGTGCTGATTCTTCTTTGACTTTGAGGCTTGATTCGGGAAGACGTCCGTTTTCTGCAAGATAGCGGGCGTTCTTGTTGACCTCGTAAATCTGTTGGAACGCGAAGATGGGGTACTCAGGGTCTCCTTGAAGCACGGTTGCGAAATCGCGAACGTGGATTTTCTTGTCGGTGGCTTGAGTGACGATGCGGTCAGACTGGTCGGTGATGAGAGCAGTGCCGGTGTAGTTGCCGGTCATGGATACGTCCTTGAACGAGAACGAACCTGAGTTCTTCTCTTTTCCGGCGAGGAAGTCTTGGAACTTGGGAGAGTCGTACATTGCGTCGAACTTCTCGTTGTACTTGGCAGCGAAATCGCCACCAACACCATACTTCTTCATTTTGTCCATTGCAGCAGCTACGCTCTTGACTTGCTCTACGAGAGCTGCGTTCTCGCTCTTAAGCTTTTCAAGTTCATCGCTGTTGAGGCTTTTGAGACCGTCAATTGCAGAATTGAGTGCCTCACTGTCGGTCAGGCCTTCGATTGACTTGTTGATGGCATCGGTCAGACCGCCTACCATTGCGCCGATGAAAGCAGATTGCTCATCGTTAAGACCCTTAGTCTTTACTCCTAAGATGTCTTGTACTTCTTTTTCGGTTAATTTAGCCATGACTAAAAAATTATTTGTGAGAAATTGAATTATTGAGTTGAGCCCAGAATGAGGGCGAGGGTACTTCAGGGCTTTCCTTTTTGGTGAGCTGTTCGTTCCCTTCGATGTCGTTCTTCTCCTCTGACGAGGTTTCTGTGGTGTTTGCAGTCGTGTCATCAGCAATCAATGCGTTGCTGCGATAGACACGAGACCAGCAATGAGGACAGCGAACATAGTTCAGCAGATCGGTGATGCTCTTTTCGGAGAGCGTTGTCTTATCACCCTTGAAGGAGTCAATAATGGCAATCACCGCATCTCGCACATCGGGCTTTAGCTTATCAAGTTCGGTAGCAACTATGCCATGCGCCATCCATGTGATATATTGCGCTGCGTAATCCTGCACCTCGCTTGAAAACGTATGCTCTGCCTGTGCGTCATAGTCGAACTGCTCGCCACAACAGGGGCACGTTACTATCGCACCGCCGTTGAGTGATTTGATTAGAGTGTCGAGAGTCATATCGTATTGTTTTAAGCGCTCATCGGAATATCCGTGCATCTTGAATGCGCCACGGACAAACTCTATGGCATCTCTTACTTGGTCAGCAGTGGCACTCTTGAGCCCTACAAGATAGGTGTTGGGGTTCGCGCCCCAGCCTGTAAGCGTAGAGTATTCGAGCATCTTCCACTTCGTCACTTTGCGTCGGTCATTTGCATCGCGAGCCAATGCCTTGACTCCGATTGAGTGTTCCAACGTTCTGCCGGCTTCAGCAAATAGCTTGTAGTCGTTGTAAACGTCCCTGCCAATCTGCTTGTCAAGGTTAATCTTGCCGACCATAATCACGTTGTCCTCTTTCTCTTCGCCTGAAAGAGGTACACCGAGCAATTGCCGGCTGTCGTGGTTCAAGAACCAGCGCATTCTTCCGATATCATTCTTGAGTGTGTCAACGAATGACCCCGGCATTGAGATGTCGTGCTGCACGTCCTCAATGCCTATACCGTTCACTCCTACGGTGACGATACCTTTCTCATTTACGTCAATTGCCTTCGTCTCGTACTGAAGGCTCTTCACTTGTTCGTTCATCTCCTGTTGAGGGTTTAGCGTTATTAGAGTTATTTGATAAAATCGAATTGACTTGCTGTAATTCGTCGGGAGTCATTTGGAATTTGAGCTTACCAAACAGAGGTATCTCTTCTGCCAACTGGCTCTCGTGCATCTGTGCGCGAATGTCATCCAACGTCATCAGACCCGCATTGAACTGCACAAGGCAACGCTCAAGGCGAAGTTTCTTGACTTCTTCCGTTTCCTTCAAGCCTTTCTGCAAGCAATCTACATCGCTGAAATCGCAGTCAATGTACAAGCCTTTCTCTTCGAGACCGAGGAAACGTGTTACATCCTGACAGAATTGTTTAGCCATCGGAATGATGACTGAGGTATATACATCCTTCTGTGCGCCTATCTGGTTGTCGTAGGTGGATTTGTCCTTACGAGGCACGAGGTCGGAAGGAATGCCGAACACACTTGCTACCTTGATAGCATCCTCAAGTGTCTCCTCGAATGGCTGCAACTCTGATATTGAGAGGTTGGTGCGCACAAACGAGATAGGCACATCCGTTATGCCGTAGGGCATCTTGTCCGCTCCAAGACCATAGTTGCGGTCAATCTCCTCACGCAGCTCTTTCTTCTCCTTCGGTTCAAGAGCGATAGTACCCGTCTGGTCGCTCTTGTTTGACACGATGAAGCCAAGACCGCCACGCTTTACATAAATCACGTTGCGAGCCTCGTAAACTGCGATGAGGTTGGAAATAGGTTTGAGCACCGACATCAGACGGCTCTTTGCTTTGAGGAAGCCGTGACCGATAACAACACTTGGCAATCCGTCTCTATCGTGCCATATCTGATGTTGAGGGATTGTGAGTCCTGAATATGCGCCAAGGTCAAAGGTGTAGCCCTTGATAAGTTCCTCTTTGGTAGCAATACCGAACACCGGCACTCCGAAGCTGTATTGCACCGGAATGACCTGTACCAAATCGGCAGGCAGCTCCCAGTAGTTATCACACCATTGACAGATTAGCGCATCAGGTGTCAGTGTTTCGGGCATAGATGCTCGCATGAAGGCATTGCCTGTTACGAGCTTGTTCACGAAATGCTGATAGACTATCTCTCGCCATGTCATTACAGGGTTCGGCTGCTGAAGAATTTGTGCCAAGTTTCGGCGATCACACCACACGATACTATCGTCTTTGACACGCTTGAGGTCATAATGACCTTCACTGATACGCTTGGCAATGTAATCTATGGGCCAGAACACCTCGGGAACGGAGCGGAACAACTCCATGAAGTTTGTTCCGCAGACACGAGGCTGCACGAGACTGTCTATTTGGGCAAGTACCTGATTGTACCGCCATGCATCGGCAACGTGAGGCTCATCAGCAGTTGTGACGGTTGTCACCTCCGCTGACGTTGCAGATTTAGTTTTGAATAGTCTATCTAAAAAGTTCATACGTTGCTCTTTTTAGAGCAAAGAAAAATCAATTTAGATTTGCTTTTCCAAAATCACGAAAAAACCGATTTTACATTAGTTTGGCTTAGATATGCTAACTTACGTTATAATAGATAGTTAGACGGCCGTAACGCTTGAAAACGATTTTACGACAAACTGCACAAAGCCACTCAAAACGGCACTCGCCTCTATTGTATCGTTATCCTTGTTGTAGTCAAACAGATTGGTCATGAACTGGCTATACTCATCATCATCGTCAATCATCTGCTCGTTGAACAGTATGCTGTTGCGTACGAAGTCGGATGTGGCTGCAATACGCCTATCAAGGTCTGCACTCTCTTGCATCACTCGCACACCACTGACACTCTTACGCAGCTCTCTAACGAAAGCGAAGTATGATTGCGGGCATTCGATTATGGTGCGCTCGCTTCCGATGTCAACAAGCACCTGCTTTATCTCCTCGGTTGATGAGGTCTCTCGGAACGCTACATCAAGTATATGCCACTTATCACCACACTGCTTGCCGTGGACCATGACGAACTTACCTTTGACGTATGGCATGGTATAGACAACCTCGTTGGCATAGACACACTCAGTATCCGGATTGTAGAAATGGATAGCCCCGTCTTTGGCATAGAGGTTGCGCTTACGGCGATTGCTGAACGATGAGAACTCCTCTTTGAGAACATCGCATACCACATAGCGGAACGTATCAGACAAGTGTCCGTGCTCCTCATAGGTCTGCATCGTGGTCTTGTTCTTGACCTTAGTTTTGAGAATTGCGCCGTTCACGTCTTTCTGCACGCTCATGTAGTCCTCAATCGAAATCTTGCACTCCTCGCCAATGGTGATGTCTATGCCGGGAATAATACCCTCGAATATCGCATTGATGAACTCACCCGACATCGGCACACTCGGGTTGCGTTTGCCTACGCAGTCAACGACCTCAATACCTTCTTTCTGCAATGTATCTATGAACAGGTCAAGGAATGATCGCTTTTCCTCATCAATGGTATTGGCTGCTCGTGTCGAGGCATCGCCATGAAGATAGACCTTATCATCATAGCCAAGATTGTTGAGGTATTTAGCCACGAGCTTTGCAGTCTTGCGCACTGTGTTGTTTGGAGTCTCGCCAAGCGTTTCGCCTATCTGCCAGATGTGAGTGCCATTGTCTGTGTGTACTTGCCAATATGATACGGATATGTATGGCAGCACGTTATTGTCGACGGATATGTGTATAGGTAGTGTGGCATCGTATGATGACTGCTTGGTGTGATTGCCTCGGTTGAATGATGCGAAGAACTCAGAACCGGTGCGAATGATGCCCCACTCGCCGAGTGCATAGATGTTGTAATAGTCGGGGTCGGTGATGCGGTCTTGCTCGAATGTGGCAATACACTGCTCATCGTAGTAGCCATACGTTCCATCAGGCGAGCCTACCACCCAAAAGTTATTGAGGTAGGTGGTCTGTATGACAACAGTATCGGGAGCATGGTCTTCAATCTCGCCTGTGCGTGGGTTGAGTATTTGCTTAACATCATTCATGCGGATAGACTTGACTTTCGTCAGTTCTGCCGGTACTGGCTGCCCTGCAAGCACAACATCCATCGGTACTTCGTGCCACTTCTCTATGTCGAATACGTCTTTCTTAATCCAGTGTGTCTCCTTGATAGGGTTGAACGTTGTAATGATTTGCTGACCAACCTTGCCACGCAGACGAAGGCGTACTTGCTTGTAGTCCTCTTTCTCGAACTCTGACCACTCATCAAGCACGACACGCTTGTAGTTACTGATACCCTTTATTTTCTCGGAGTCATCCAATCCGCTAAAGTCAATCTTTGCTCCGTTGCTCAAGCATTCTATCTGCTTAAACTTGTACTTAAAGATGTCGTATATACATAGCTGTTTGGCTGCAACCTTGAAATCTTCATAGATTGTCTTGATGATACTCGCTCCAACCTTACGCATCACAAGTGTATTCTCGCCATCGTAGAGCGTGAAGATGAGTATCAGCTGAGCGACACTATATGATTTGCCCGATGATGAACCACCGTACAAGATTATCCTACGAATTGCAGTGTCTTGGAGCAACTTCATAAGATGAAAGCCGAGAGGGTTGAGTTTCTTAAAGTTGATATTCATTAATTTTCAGTTTTCGGGCGTTTTCGTGTCATTTTGCTACTTTTCTCAGTATTCACCTATTGGGCAAAGTTTACAAAATGTCAGTTTTCTCCTTGTATTACATTTTGTCAGTTTGCGTCATCGTCATATCCGATGCGCAATTCTCCGATTACGTTGCTCTTTGAGTTGAGGTTGATGTCCTTGGCTGATGCGTAACCGAGAACTTCTATCAGTCGCTTCTTGGCTGCATCCTTATCTACATCTGGAACCAATCGCCGACCGCGTTGCACGAACTTCAGGTACTTGCGAACGCTCTTGGGTATTTCGTGTAGGTAGCGCATTCGCCATTGATGCGTTTTCTCGTCCTCGATCCATAGGTCTAAGGGGTCTAATCGCAGGATTGACACGTCTTCGCTGATGATTTCTTCACGCGATATTGTGAGCAGTCGCGCTTGTTCTTCGCGTAGCTCCTCTATCCTTAGTGCTATCTTAGCGTCTTTAGCCAGCTTAGACGCATTCACATAATGAACTTCGGCTCGCGTCTCATTCTTGCAATTATACGCCTTTCGGTACGCTTCAACGAGTATTCCTTTCGGGTTGTTGCCATACGCATCTACCACATATTGGCAGAAGGCTTCCTGTTGAGGCGTTAAGCCGTATTTATTCTTTACTCTTGCCATAGTAGTTTGTTATATTTAGTTTCGATGATATGTCGCAATTTGCGTTATGTTGCGATAAATTGTTATTGTTGCTCAAACGCTTGTTAGAATAAGGACAGGGTTGTCAGATTATGACAAATGGGTATTGTTATACGGCTTTGTCTTTAACCCGCCCCGATAAAAATTTTGTCGATATGCGAATAAAGCCCAAAATAAGGGCCGTTAAGCCGCCTATTTTGAGCCTCACTTGCATAAACAAGACATATATAATGCCAAAACAACGTCTGTAAAACGTTAGCTAATCACGCTCTCGGAGAAAATCTCCTTGATGCCGTTTGCGGCCTTGGTGTAATGCAAAGGTACACAATATATGCTCTGATTTACCGATTGCTCTAAATTATCGAAGGCATCTTTACTCTCAATGAGTTCGATTTTTACCCCGTTTTGAGCCTGTACCAACTCGGCAAACTCTTTGATTGTCAGTCCCTCAGGATTAGCAACATTAATCAACACCTTGTTGCACCCTCGAGCGAATATCAAACCTTCAACAATGTCACTTATGTACGTGAAATGACGAACGTTACGACCATTGTTTACCAATTCCACTACGTCTCGGTTCATTAAATACCAAAGAAGAGTACCCTGACGTGGGTTCGCACCATAGACGTTGTGTAATCGCACACCTGTTGCCTTCGGGTAATAACAACGGGCGTATTCCTCGTCAAATCGTTTGCTTATGCCATACATGCTTGTCGTGTTGCAAGCGTTGGCTGTTGAAGATGATGCATACACCAATTTGATGTTGGCATCGCGGCACGCATCACACACTTTGATGAAAGAGTCGATGTTGTCTCGGCGGATCAGCTCGATGTTCCGGTTGAAGACCGAGGTCTGTGCTGCCAAATGGTAGACACAATCCACACCTTCGAGGTTGCGGGCGTCATCAAAGAAATCATCAACTTCGATGCCGTTCTTGCGGTCGACACCGATTACTTCTGCACCACGTGCTTTCAGTGCTGCGACAAGGGCTATTCCTACAAAGCCCTCACTTCCTGTTACTACAATTTTCATGGATATATGTTGTTAGTTATCCTACTACTCCAATCTCATAGCAGCATGCCTCATAGTCGATGCCACTCTCTTTGCAAAGCGTCTGCACTGTTGCGTCTATCGCACCCCAATTGCGCAAGTCATCAGAACTCATCGTCAACGATCTGCTGTTGTCGATATTCGATAAGTCATAAACAACAATCATTATCTCCTCAGGCTTGATTGCCGGCTTGTAGGTGTACTTGTGGCAGTAACGGCACACGAATAGGCTAAACTCGTACTCATCAATCAGTGATTTTATACTATTGGCATCATACTCATGTGCAACCAGTCTGCCACAACCGCTACAACAGAACGAGCGGTCTATCATGCGTTTTACTCTATTGACCTTGACTTTTACCTTTGACATTTTCTTGCAATTCTTTGAAATCGTGAAAAATTTTCTTGCCATAAATCTCGGCACAACGCCATTCGAGCTGACAGCCTCGGCTGCTACTCCATCCTGATAGGAGAAATATGGCATCGCACTGCATCAATGCCTCTATATCTCTGCCGATATAGTACGGATACGTCTTGTTGTCATCGGGACACACATCAAATGGTGTCACCACCGTGTGTCCTAATTTCTCAAGCCCATGCTTGCTATTGAGCGCACGAGCTTTGCACCTCTCGACATTGTAGCCGGAGATGGGTAAGGAAATGTATATTTTCATATGATTGGTTGTGAAGAATTACGCTGATTTTGGCATTAAAAAAAGCGCGACTGACTTGTGAAGGTCAATCGCGCCGAGGTCGGTATTATGTAGATGAATGACGAATAAAGGAACTACATATTATCCGACAAAATCTGAATTTCGTAGGCTATAGTATCAAGAGCGTCTTTTAGCTTGGCACGCTCTGCTTCTGTAAAGTCATCGGGTTTACCATTCTTTAGGTCATGGTTTAGCTTGTGGGTAATCCACGACCGAGAACGCCCGAAGAAACGTTCAGCAACTTTTTTCAAAAAAATTGGAGACCTAAGTCTAACCGGCAAATAGGGAAATAACATGGAAAAATAGGGGAATTTTTTATTTTTTCCTATTTTGCCGCATCAATTGCATCTGCATACTCGTTGAGACGCTTTGCTATATCTCGCAATGAATTTGTCAATTGGCTGTATTCCTCTGCACTAAATGAACATTCTTTGTTGCAGACTGTATAGCCGTTAATCTTTTGTGCCAACCAACTTTGAGATTTATTGAAATATTTTTTTGCAAGCTTAGATACATTGATTAAGCCGTTGAGCTCGTTGAATGTCACCCACACAGCCTCTGATTTTACTTTCATCTGTTCGGCTCGTCTAAACGCCGCATCAGCAAATTGCTCGAATGTAATTTTCTCGTTTTCCATTTTATTCGTAAATTTGCTCCCCGTCTGTCACCCGGGGAGCTTTTGTTAAGAATTTAGAAGTTCAAATAAAAGTCCTTTGATTTGATTGACGATTGGTTGATTTTTCTTATTCTCTATCAATGCTAACAGGTCGAGGATTCGGTAAATCAACCATTTTTTATTTTTCATGTCATCTTTCACACCTCCTTTCTTGTTTGATTTCTGTATCACAAAGTTAATAATAAATTTATTATTATGCAAGTTTTCAAGCAATTATTTTTCAAAAAAAATCACTTTTTTTCTTGATTTTCAATTGACCATGCTTGCTGTACAAGGAACTTGCGGATAAAACAGGCATCAAACGCGAGAATATATCAGCAGCGGAAAACGGAAGAACGAACACTACAATCGACACAATCACAAGAATTGCTATCGGTCTTAATAAGGAAGTAAAATTGATATTAGAATAAATTTCCTTATTCTTCCATGATGTTTGATGTCTTGGCAAATTCCTAAAGACCTTGATAATTTTCCTGTTGAATAGCGTATCGCAGTAGTTTCCGATCTCAATGTAGGTGCGATTGTAAACTTATTAAAGAATATCTATTTTGAAATTTTTATCATCAACGACATCAGACAAGCTCTTTCCATCGTCAAATCTAAAGTCATATATCAAGTCATTCGCAGTTGTGTATATATCGCTTACACGCGCTCCCGATTCAGTTTCAACTGAACAACCGCTCGAATCGGCAATAAGATTGAACATGCGGTTGCGATATGTGATACATACGTCATAATATTGCACAGCAAACTGATAGTAAAGATACTCTCTATTTGCTGTTCTGTATCCTGTATTATGTGGATACTTTCTGAAACTGTCAGGTGGGAACTCCATGTTTTTCCACCTTCCTTTTTCGTCTTGTTCCATGTAATCGCGTCGATTATTCCACATATCTATTTCTTTGTTTTATAAAATTCTTTTGCTCGATGTAACAAAGCCAATCTTGGATCATCATGAGCAATAGGTTCGGGGTCTTGAGCCGCTCCATCTTTCCAAGGATGAATATGTGGTTGCAACCCTTTATGTTTGTTTGTATGGATTGCCCATTCTTTTTTGTGGTCTGCACCATACTTAGCTATTTCATTAATGCCAGATCCATTCTTGTAAAATGTCATATACATTCGAGGAGCACTATTACTCTCTTCCGGTGACTTATTCTGACTTGTACCTGTCCATTCTACGATTTTGATTTCGCCATAAACAGGGTCAACATAAGTACCATGGCTTACATATTGCTGTTCTTCTACAGGTATGCTACCATTCGCAGATGCTGTTCCGTTACCGCCCATGGCTTCTTAGATTTATAATTCGTTCATTATGATAATAAGTGCTTATCTCTGCCTTTTCTCCGGGTATGAAATTGCCATACCTAAGAATTGCCTTTGGCTTTAGCCTTTTCAGTGCCTCATTATAACCTTTAAGCCACAAGTATTTGCAGAATCCGTAGCGAGAAACGCCTGTGCTATTAATAGCAACAACAGAGTTGTCAGGAATGCCCTCAAAGCAATAATCGTAGCTATCAGGCAACGACCATGTGACATTTGGTATCACTTTTATGCCTTGAGATTGGAGTAATGCACCTATGAATTTACCACGATAGTTATTCCATATTCGTTGAGGATAAGGCATATCAGTAAATTGACTAAAGTCCGGTGCAATTACGCATTGAAAACGAGAAAGGCACTCATAGTACCGTTCCGGGAAGTTCCAAATGCGCTCGAATTGGTAATCATCAAGAAAGAAATGTACGCCTTGACTATGGTCCTTTGCAGTCAGAGCCTCATTAAAAGGCATGAGATTGTAAGGAATGATGTCACACCGTTTTAGAATGGGCATCTCATAGCCATATGCAAAGGTAATAATTTTCTTTAGATGCAAATTATCTAATTGGGACTTTCTTGCTTGTGATGATTTGATGATGTGTGTAGCGTGGTCCCCTTTCATCATTTTTTTTTGTTTTTGTCGTTTACTTATTTTTGTCGCTTGCAATAACCACGAGCTCTGTTCCATCGGGATATTTCAACGCCGATTTGAACAGCCGTGCACAGCGTCTCGGTGTCGTACACCAACGCTTGTGCCACTCGTCGAACAACAGGCAGTGGCCTAACTCTCCACCATTGCTGATTGTAGTTGTGCCATTGTTGAAAGCCGGGCAACATCCACAGCTGCCCGGCTCATCGTAGAATTTGAAACCTTGTATTGTGACCATTATAGTTTCGACAGTTCGGTTTCGGTCTTGACAATTATATCATCCAACAGGTCAATCAGGCTATTAATTGCCTTCAAGTATTCTTCCTTGGAGATGAATTTGCTTATGAACTCAATTGCAGTTGGCAATTGGTTGCAATAATACGGCACTTGGATGAACGGTCCTTCTTTTTGCGAGTATTTCTCTTCTATTGTTGTACGCATTTCCACGAGTTTGTCCACTCTGAATTTGCAGTCCTCAATAATTTTAGCATACTCATTCGCTTGTTTTAGAGTTTCGTAGTCCATAGCCTTATCTGTTATCGCCGGAGCCGTGGAGCATACCTCGCTGCTGACGGCTGCGCAGTTTGTCAATGTTTATCTGTGCGATGGTTTCAAGGTTGTAGTCAAGGTCTCGTGCGAGAGTTGCACAGTACCATAGCACATCACCAATCTCCTTGGCGATTTCTGCTTTTCTCTCGGGGGTGAACACTCCGTCGTTGTCGCGGAGCACTTTCTTCACCTTGTCGGCAACTTCTCCGGCTTCACCTGTCAGACCGAGCGAGGGGTAGATGATGCGCTGCTCGTCAGGGTAAATGGCGGTTGTTAGCGCCTCTTTCTGATAGTCATTTAGTGTCATTTGATTAACTTTTTTATGATGTTTTTGAACCGCTGCCAACGTGTCGGCTTTGGCTGTTTAATTACATAGAATGAAGTCGGCATCTTCATGAGTGGTACATAGTAAAACTCATCGAAAACCCAATCTTGATACTTGGTTTGAGGAACGGTGTAATCAATCGGAGCAAATCGTATCTCTCCGATGCGCTGCGGTCTGTCATTCATAGGGATGCTGTATTCATCTTTGAGCGTCTTGACGAGTTCTTCGAACTGCTTGATTGGAATATTGTCGCGCACTTCTTCTTCGGTTGCCATGATTATTTAGTTTTGCTTAATAGCTTATGATAATAGTTGTCACTAAGATAGTCTTGCATCTCTATTATAGACTTGAGCCTATGGAACTCTTCATAAGTTATCGACTTTTGAGGATCATCAGCGCGCTTGGTATGGTTTGTTATGTCGTGTTTTGAGCAATAGGATATAAATAAAGTATTCATTATCTTGTCTATATCCTTTTTGATATTACTCTTATGCCACGAGTACATTGCAGACAGCTCGGCATATTCGTATGCGGTCAACTCGACGCTCATTCGTGATTTGCTGACTCTCTTGTATGAGAGTTTATCTACGTTCATGAGACAACAATAACACTGCACGAATAGCTTTTTATAAAGACTATTAATACCGACATCGAAGGTGTACCAGTCTTTCTTATCTGCATCAAATAGGTTGTCTATTGAAATTCCATACTTGCTGCACAAGCACTCCAACAAGGCACGGGCACTGCGAGCCTCTCCTTCGCATCCACCCTCAGCAAGGGCGAGGAGCTTCTTTAGCTTTGCTTTTATACTTTCGAAATTATCCATATACACACTCTCCATTACTGAGTCGTTTGCACCTGAATCTTATTTCACGTTTCATGTGTCAATTTGAATGGGGTAAAGTCAGGATACCATTCGCAGACCCATTCCACGAGAATAAATATTGCTTCAAAGAAATCGTCTGCGCGTCCAACGTAGAGTTCTCCGTAGCCAAAGCTTACGGCATCGCTGTAGAACCTGAACCACAGCTCGCAATCCAACTCACGCTCGCCTTCATCAGCACCGAGGTAAGTGACAGAGCTAATTTGTTTAGGTAGCAGTGCCAGCAATGCGTTTAGTGTCCATGCCGGAGTTTCGTATGTGCCACAATAACCGCCTGTTCGTAGGTCATATATGGCAATGTCATCATCAGAACCGACACCGACAGTGTCACGGTCCCAACGCATATCAGCCGTTTCTGCCGGCACACCGAGTTCAAGGAGCTGCCGGCTCTGTTCGATTGTTGTTGCTATTTGTGTCATTTTATATGTGGTTTTTAGAATTTAAAAGTTCATTTACATGTATTTGTTAGAAAAGCCCCAAAGTGTGTTGCTATATCGCTTTCCCTCTGCGTGGGTCATTATAACCCTTGCATCCATTTGCATCTCGTGCTTGCAGTGCGGATAATGTCTTACGAGGATAGATGAGTTGTTCCGTTTAGAGGTTGCTGCTCCCTCCGGCTCACTGCGATAATTACTGATTACTGCAACTGTTCTTTGGGGCTTTATTTAGTTTCATTAAGGCATTCTTGTTGGGCTTCATTAAGCCCTTATAAAAGTCGTTTAACTCGTAGCGGCATCGAATATAACACCGCCGTAAACCTGATGTCCAGATCTGATAGTATCAAGTTGTGACGTGCATTTTCCAGGATTTTTTCTACAAGTTGTACGTCAGTATGTTCTTGGCTTTTACGAACAATGTTGTCTAACTTAGTCGAAAGGTCAGCACGTTCTTTGTCGTTCAGACGTTCGACCATGCGCCTGATTGCTTCGTCTCGGGGGTGCTTCATCGCTATATTTTTTTTAGTTGTTTGTTTCGGTTTTTCTGCGCTTCGACTCTTTCTCTGGCGTTCTGTTCTATGCGAATAAGAACAACCATATCAAGTATCGCTTTTCTGCGCTCGGTAACAAGGCGTTGCACCGCGTCTTTGAAGTTGACAGTTGTAAATTTCCAACTGCGATATTCACCATGGCTTGTTACGCCATCTCTAAGGTAGGTAACTTTCTCTTTCGTGCGCTTGTACCACATGGTTTGAGGGTTTCTTCTGATGCAATACAAGCCATCCTCATCAATTTCGAGCTTCAACATCTTGAATGCGCGGTTGCGAAATTTACGTAGGAGTTTGGTTTTCATATTACTAATTTTGGGGGGATTTAACGTGTTGGTAGTTTAGGTAGCGGTATCCAACTAACCACGTTAATAGACTCTCCGTCAGTAGTAAACCAATCACCATAAACGTGGCTAAAATACGCCACTGCGTAATTCTCTTGTGCGTCAAATACAAGCACATTCACTTCGAATGGTGGGTGTATTTCCGCGTTACACCATTTATTTTTAGGAAATAGGTCAGCCCATTTCGCACCTGCGATGAACGCATCTCTAATGTAGGTTGTTTCGTCTGTTTTGAGTTCTGTGCTTACATAATCGGTGTAAGCTAAATCAATTTCTTCTTCTCTTTTCATATTTTAATTATTTAGATTTCGTTAATAGTTCGGGATTGTCGTGAATGTTGCCGATGACTTTGGGCGATTTCTTTTCAACCCAATATAAGTTCAATGGGTATGCACCTACAAGTCCGTCAGCGTCGCGTGTGATGAACCCGGCAGCATAGGGGTGATTGTCCGCGTCCCACACCACCACACACCTTACACCATCACTACATTCAAGGATGTCGTCTTGGTAGATTTCCTTGGCGTTGATGTCGTGTAAGCCAGTGAACTGACCGATTGTGTCGTATTCAGCGCGGTAATGTATATGCTGGTCAGCAACGATTTGATAGGAAAGCTCACCATAAAAGTCGTATGCAACAAGTAAACTTCCATAAACCCAATCGTATCGGCTCTGTTTGCTCTTTGCTCTGAATTTGATTGTTCTTTTTTTCATCTTTCTAATTTTTTTCATTTGGAGTTAGTGTCGTTCTCATATCTTTCTCCTTTCAAAGTTTTTACATCCACCGCCTTTCAAATTCGGCATGGGTTCATAACCTTGTTCTTGAAGTTCAACTTCTGTCTCTTCTGCTAACTTTACATCGTTGAAGAGTTTGCAGTCTCGCTTCGTGCATTTATTTGGTGAGAAATCCTTGTCAACGAAGCTTTCGCCAGCCCATGTTTCGTAGTACACACGGATAGATTCAGTATCGTTTGTGGCTTCATAGAACTTGCAATCGTAGCACAGAGGTCGTATCTGAGGATTTTTGAAGCACAAATTGTCCTCATGCTCGATGCAAGCCTTTTCCCTGATGTAGAGCTTTCCGCAATGCTCACATCTGTATGCGTTCACTGGTTTCATGCTTTACCTCCTTTCTTCGTTTAAGCCATTTATAGAACTTCTTACCTTGCTTGTAGAAACCCTCAATTAACAGGAGGTAAAACAGGATTACCCAAGTACCGAGCGGTAACGCGATTAGGAAAAACTCTATTGTTGACATCTTTCACCTCCTTCCAGATAAGGCACTTCCGGTAATGGCATCCAGTGCGTGACCACATCGCTTGATTGAGTGTTAGACCATAGCCATTTGTGACTTTGTGGGTCGGTGACGTTGTACTCGCACAGTCTCGAAATTCTGATTGTGTGAGTAAGTCCTCGCACGATTGCGATTAGCACTCTCTTGCCGGTTTCAGGCAATTCGTTGGCAACATTACGCCATCCGTAACTTTCCTGTGGAGTGTTTGGGAAGCTCTCCTCGTTACCAACCAATTCACCTTTGAGACCGACACAATGGATGAACTCCATCACGTCAAAGTCCTCTAACCGCCTGACAGAATATTCTTCAGCGTCAGGACTTTCGGTGTAAGTAATGGAGATGAACACATCCTTGTCTTGTGGCATCTCCTTCAGTTTGCTGATTAATTCTCTAACAGTCATGTCCGTTGATTTTAGCCATTAACCAAGTTGGGGTATGAGCGACATACATCATATTACCATTGTCAAAAGTGATGCAGGTTTCAGTCTCTCCACATCCATCATTTAATGCGAAGCTGATGATGTGCTCGGTGTTGATGAACTCCTGCTCGAATACACTGCGCTCAACTACGCCTCGAGCATCCATCAAATATGTAATTCTTGTTACCTCAATAAACATAGTCATTCTCCTTTCAGCTTGTTGATTAGTTTTATCAGCATCATGCAACGGTCAATCTCAAAGAGCAGACGGTTGCGTGATTTTGGTGTTGCAGCTCCTTGCTTCTGCAAGTGTGCGATATTCTTCTTAATTGTCATAGTGTTTCCATTTAATACCAACTTAGAACCACATAATCGTTTCGCTGATCGCTTTCGGCAATCCAACACGCAATGATGCAGATTATCTCGTTGAGGCTTTCAGCGATGCCCCATGTATCGCGCCACTTCTCAAAGTAGATCGGATTGTTGACAATCCTGCCGATGAGAGTGGCGAGTTCTGCTCTCGGGACTTCAAGACGTTCGGAGCAAGAGATGTCCTCGCCATCCCAAGTGATTTCCGGGCATTGATCGTAGAGCAATTTGTTAATTGCTTCGGTTTTGTTGCAGAAATGGTCTGTTGCGCTAAATTTCACGTTATATACTTCGGCGCAATGTATTCTGTATCCCATAATATATTGATTTTAACAAATTCTTAAATATCCAGTTGCGGTCATAGTATGTCGCTTTGACTACAACGTACTTGCGATAGTTCTCCAAATCTTCGGTTGGTACATCTCTTAGTTCACATTCCATGTTACGTCCTCCATCTCCTTGTCGATTAACTCGGCGATTTCAAGGAGAACTTCATTTTCAAAGACTTGGTCTCCTTCGTTATCGTCATGGTAGATAATCTCTATCTCGCTAACCTCGCACCATGCCTTGGTAAATCCTTCTTCCGATGGTTCCCAATAGGTCTGTGGCATGTAGTAATAATAGCCTTGGCAAATGTAATAGACGTTGATTTCCCAGCCGTCTTTCTCGAAGAAACATGAGTTGCTTCCACCATCGACTTCATCGACAAGGATGCGACCACATTCCATTGTGTCATACATCATCTTGTACACTTCAGGTAGTAAGGCTTTGATGTCTTCTATTGTTTTCATTGTTATCAGTTTTATTTGTTTGACTTTTATGCTGCTAAGTAAGTATTGACTTTGGCATTGAGCTCTTTGATTGTTGACTTGTACTCTTTGGCATCAGGTGATGTCCAACCGGGGAGGAAACAATGGCTGTAATGGTAGTTTGCAGTCCAAAGAGCGCGAAGTGTATCACGCATCTCTCCGCCAATCTCATTGGTGACAGCTACGAAATCACGCATTGATTGTTTTGCTTGCTCAACGCTGCCGTTGGTGTAAGCATTGTCATCCATGAAGTAGTAAAAGTCATGTCCTTTGAGGATTGAAAGTGCTGTGTTGATGAGTTCAATGGTTGCCATATCGTTTATGATTTAAATTGTAAAACTTATATTTTAATTATACTGTAAGTTAGTCATAATTAACAAGTTATGCAAATTTTTCAACCACCATTTTACCACCTTAACGTTTATCAACTTTAGTCTCTTCGGCAATGATTATATCAGCCAAAAGAGATGCCTTTGTTGCCAAAACTCGGATACACAAATCAATGTCATTGTCTGCAAGCTTGTAGCCATCGTCTTCCTCGACTGCGATACATAGGGCAGTAACGCACTGCAACATCTTGTCTTGGTTACGATTGATGGGCTTGTGCAGTTTCTCGGCAATGCGCTTGTCCGCATCGCAATCCAAAGACTCGGCGTAGTCTATCAGGCGATGCGCCATGGCAATGTACACAGCCAAGTCGCGGTCTTCCTTGTCGGGTATCTGCTTGAGCGCAACATTGGAGATCGTGAAGTATGCCTTCTGCAACTCAACGGCAACATATTCGTTGTATCGCTTGACATAGTTCACATACGCCTTATATGCGGGTCCATAGGACTTCTCCATGGCAGCAGCGTACTCTACTACACATAGGCGTAACAATCGGTTGTGCTTTTTGAAGTGCGTTAGCTTGTGCGTGCAGCAGTAGTTGACGAAGTCCGTCACATTGTCAAGGGCAACTGCCACCAACATCTGCGGCACGAAATTCATCTTCACTGCCTCACTCGGTGTGAACAATTTAAGAGCCTCGACAGCAGTGAACGGTTCTGCCTTCATCGGCTCTCGCTTGAGTTTGACGTCAAAGCTACAGACGGGCGTGGTATGCATCACGCCTGTCTGCTTGAGCAATGACTTGTTTATTATTCCAAAGCTCATGTGAATTAATGATTAAAAAGCGGCACAGCTACTATTGAGCCATGCCGCTAAGATTATTGCTTAAGAGGTCATCGAACAGACCGGGAACTCTCGGTGTCAATGCCTCGTATTCATCGCGGAAAAACTCCGCCTTGGTTCGCCCATACTTCTTACCCTTGCGAGTATGACAATCGTAGGTGTACTCAGGTATGGGGATTGGGAACGCTCTAACATCGTCTATCCACCGCTGAACATCAACGTCTCTGCGGTCGTAGACAAGATTTTGCAGGTGGTCTGCATCTCTACATTTGCGACACTCACATAGCAATAGCACCGCTTTGCTTACAAAGATGCGACCTTTGGGTTCTGACTTGTTCTTGTTGACAAGCTCATGCCCTTGCCATAGGGATTCGATTTCTGCGGTAATTAGTCCGTAGCAGTCTTCTGCGGAAATTGTAAACAAACGTTTCCAGACGTAATCACGATAGCCGCTGTGCCAAAGCTCCAATGCGAAGAACCCTGCAACACAACTATCTGCTCGTCTTATCGCTTTTTGCATCGCTGATGCTACTTCAAAAAAGTCATAACCATTAACAGTTCGTATAACCATAACTTGTTGATTTAGTTTATTTTACATCAGTAAATATAAACATAAATGGCGGTTTTTGCAAACAGATTGACCACCATTTTTACACCATTTTGCAGCTCAAAATTTGAACTTGCAACTGATGTTATATTCAACAAGTTGCTTGGTTTTGTCCTTGCCGTTATTGGTAGCTCCTTTGATGTTTATGCTGTCCCCAAAGTGTTTTTTGATAAACAGGATTGACCGCCGTTCCTCCTCTTGGTTGCGGATTGCGGACAAGCCGCCGGCGTTCACGAAGGTACTCTTTTGGGCGAAGTTGTAACGAAGGTCGGTGAGTATCTTGCGCTCCTTGTACTTCATATAACAACTGATCCAAAAATCTTCCTTTAGTTTCAGCTCCTCGTTCCACCACACGTTCTTGTTATAGCGGACGCCATAGGAGCAGCCTGTTATCATCTTCGATAGAGAGTAATATTGCGTCTCGTCATACATCACAGGTGAGATGCGTGATGTGAAGCCGAAGACGTGGACATCGAGCATACAAGCAAGCTCATAGAGATTGTTGATGATGCCCGTTATCACATCGGGGTCGCGGACTACTCCGCTTTCGCCCTTCTCGCAAAACAGCGTCTTCACCACATGAACATCATCGTCAAGCATGAACAGCTCTCCGAAGTGACGTGCCATCCAATTGCGCTTGGGGATGAGCCCCACAACGTCATCGGGGTGAGTTACTATCTCGCAGTCAGGATTGAAATTGCGGTAGAGGTCGGCTTGGCTCTCGGCTACGCAGATGATTGGGTTGTTGACCAACTTCTTTGCATAAACGCGCTCATGGCGTTTGTGCGAGGGTATCACTATCGGCAAGCTCATTTGGTTTCGCCCTCCAATGCGATGCGCACGTCTTTCACGTCAATAACGTTGCTCTTGCTTACTTTGCCGGTCTTGTACGACTTCATGTGCTGCATATTCAAACGCTCACGAAGCCAATTGCTGTCAACCTCATTGCTGCTTTGGATAACGAATAACTCGTGTTTCTCGTCATACTTGGGTATGAGTGGGTAAACCGCAGTGTCATCGTTGAGGCTGTCGAAACGCTCCTTAAACTCGTCTTTAGGCTTCTCCGGCTCAAATTCGTAACCCCATCCTGCCAACTCGTCTTTGTCCCAGTCATTGGAAATAACATCCATGTCGTTCTCGCCAAAGTTGATGTTGTCTTTGGCTGCATACTTTCGCAGGTCTTTGGCATCGGTGTCGGCAGGGAGCACTTTGCACGGCAGCTCTTTGTAGCCGAGTTCCTTGCAAGCTCGCAGTCGAAGGTTGCCACAGACAACGACATAGCGGTCATCCAACGGAACAACTATGAGTTCTCTTAATTCAAGCATTTCCGGGGCATCAATAATGCTCTTTTTCATCGCATCGAAGCGATAATCCCGAAAGAACCGGGGATTCTTCGGGAGTCCTTTGAGTTGCCCTTTGTTGTAATCCAACAGGGCGGTAGATAAGATTGTAATTTCTGTCATTGCTATACTTCATCACTAAACTTCATCACTTAGTCATTGACCGAACCTACAAAGTCTTTCGTCTGTCATCTTCAAACTTATCCTTGATAAGCTGCTCGATGTCTTTGCAACCAATGCGCTGAAGATAGGTAATTGTGGCGATGATTACGCCAGCCGCCTCTTCTTCTTGCTCACTCCATTCGGGAATGTTGGCACTCTTAAACTTGGTCGCGTCAACGAGTGATCGCCAAGTCGCTGATATGTCGTAGAGCGAAACTGTCGGAGAGGATAATGGAGTAATCTTGCCGCTGACAATCGCTAACTGTTCGCATTTGACTGCCATTTTTTTGAGCGTTATTGCCATTGGTAAAGATTTCGGGGTTGTAATGACTGATATTATTACTCTCGTTGTGATTGAATGTGAGAATGGTTGGGAGGAGGTTTGTTTAGGTACATCGCTTTCGCTAATTTTTATACTTGCGGTCATTTTTCTTGGCTTGTCTTACCACTACAATCATGCTCGCAATTAGCATGATTAAGCCGATTGCCACCGATCCCCATAGCGGTGCGGTAATCCACCACCATGACCAAGCGATAACGCCTGTTAGCTTGAGAACAAGGAACACGATGAACAGGACACCGACAAAGCCGATGCCCGAGGTTGTTGAACTGTTCATAATGATTGGAATTAGAAATGCGGCGTGGATGTTGATGTTTCCACGCCGCTGTTATTTAATGGAAGTTCTATTTGACGTCCTCACAGATGCAGACACGAGTGCCTGTTCTGACTATCTGAGGAAGATAGGTGTCCAGCTCAGGAGCATCGAACCATGCCACGTCTAAGTCGCGACCATCCTCTCTGACAGTCTCAACTTTCAATCCGAGGATGATGCCGAGTGTGGCAGCATCTTGCTCAAAGGCTTTGTAACGCTCTCCGATGCGGAAGAGGAGCACTGCATCAGGATGCTTGGCTTTCATGAAGTCAAACTGCTCTCTTCGCGTCTTTTTCGCAACCTTGGGTTTGTCCTCGCTTTCAGAAACGTCAGATTTGCCCTCTGCGGTCGTTTCTGCTGCGATTTGTTTGCCGTCTGGGGTAAATCCTAAGTCCGCTATCTTCTTTTCGATTTTAGCTACGTTTTTGTCGTTTTTCTTTTTCGCCTTGGCTAAACTATCTTTGTAAGCCTCGGGACACCACTTGATGCCAAGCGGTTCAATGAAGTTTTCGAGCAGTCTCTTGGTCTCGTTACCACCGTACTCAATCTCTTTGCGTATCCACTCTCGGATGATGCGGTTCTTTTGGTCGGAGTGCTCATGTACATACTTTTGGATTTCCTGCTCGTTGTTCCAGTCGGTTATCTTCAGTTCTCGTTGCAGTCGGCGAGAACTGCGAAGCATGAGGATGAGTGCCACGTCAAGTTCCAAAGCCTCAAGTGGGCTGTTGTCAAGCACCGACTTTTCGGCAATGACTTCACTGCCGGCTACAACATATGAGGATTGCAGCCCGTTCTTTGCGAACTCCAACTCTCGCATCAGTTTGCAAACGCTCATCGGAGTGCCTTTCTCGTCGCAGTTGATGTTGGTGCTCTTTTCTTTGACGTTGTAGTATTCTCGGGTGAATGAAGGACTGCTCCAGTCAAGAAGATTGATGACCGGATATATTCTGCCTTTTTCGAGCAGTTCGGGGATGCGCTCGTCATCTATGCCGTAGTAGCACTTGCCGTCAAAGATGCTAAGGTCGTTGATGAACTCGTAACCGTTCTCGTTGGCGATGGCTTCAAGGTCATCCACAAGTTTTCTCGCCTCGGCGGTGGCGTATGAGTAGTGGTCAATGAGCAGCACTGCTTTACCTTTGGCATATGGCTCACCTTTGCGAACAAGCTCATCGCTGTGTTTGGCGAGCATGTCGCGCATATATTGCAGCTCTTTGGAGTAGAAGCGCTCTCGGTTGGTGCATTTAGCCGATGAGGTTTTCTTCATTTCCCAGAACAGGCAGCCGTGGTTGTCGGTGTTGTAGCTGCATTCAGAGCATTTAGTGCCGCAACCACCGGCATAGTCGGTGTCTTTCTCTATGTTGCTTTTAGCCCAAGGCGCTCTATCAAGCAGCATGAATAGTCCGCTGATATAACTCTCGGCTTGGGCTTTGGTGTAGGTGTCGTAAGTGCCCATGGTTTTCTGCGTGTAGAAGCGACGCTGCTGTTGCTCGTCAAGTTTGGCGATTAGCATAGCCGCTGAGATGCTCATCCTATCATCTTTCACCGCCATGAGCAGTTCGGGAATGAGGTTGTTAAGTTTGATGCGGTCTGTAACAAAGCGAGTGGACTTGCCAAAGCGAGTAGCAATTTCCTCAATGCTCTTGCCCTTCTTTACAAGCTGACCGAAAGCAAAGGCTTCCTCAATAGGGTCAACATCTTGGCGTTGCAGGTTCTCTGTTATCATCGCATCGAAAGCATCGTCATCGCTCATCTCACGCACATTGCAGTCAATGGTGGTGTACTGTGTCGGTGCTTTTTCCTCGAGTATCTTCATAGCTCGATAACGGCGTTCACCACACACGACTTCGTACTTGCGTGGAATTGACTCAATCGCGCCATTAACGAGTTCATCATACCAATCTATCGGTCTCACCAAGATAGGCTGTAACAAGCCCTGCTTCTCGATGCTGACTGATAGCTCTTGCAGAGAGCCCTCGTCAAAGGTCTTTCTGGGGTTCACCGGTGACGTCTGCACCAGTGATAACGGAATTTTTTCAATTGCCATAATTAGCTTTTATTAGTTTGACTTTTAATTGTTTACACTGTAAAGATAGCCAATATTAACAAGAAATAAAAACGAAAACTTCACCATTTTTACACCATTTTATGCTGCGGTTGAGTGTGATGAAGCCACGCCTTGCAGTCTCCTCAAGCACAGGCATATCCTCCTCTGACACCTCAATTGGCGAGTAGCCGTTAACTGTTGTGTAGTGAGGAATGTTGAACCGTTGGCGAATGCGCTCTATCACTTTCTTGTCTCGCGCTATCCAGCGAACGAGAAAGCGTTCTTTGTTAGTCTGAGTATCCATGATTGAGACGTTCATAACCAAGATTAAACAACCACCAAATTTCCTCGAACTCTTCCATGGTGAAGTCCTTGGAGCGGAAATTATGAGAGTAGAAGCTTTTCATGCGTTTCATTCGCTCATAGGCTTGCCTATACTTGATATTCTCGGTAGAGTTGCGCTCTCGCTGCGCCTTGTCCGCCTTCTCGAAGTTGCGGATTATCTCAAGTCGCTTGGTGGCGAAGTCTCGCAGCGCACAGGTGATGACCATTGGATCAACTGCGCCATAGAACTTGCCATACTCGCCACTCTTGAACCGCCTGAAGAAGTCCATGACCTCTGTTAGCTTGAGATAGCCATACTCGCTCATGATGATTTGAGCGATTTCTTCAATTTGCTGTAGCGTTAGCTTCTGCTTGCAGCCCGAAAATTCTGCGAGGTTAGCCAGCTGAATAGACAACCATGAGATTGCAGTGCCATAGGCGAAAGATTTAGCAACAAGTCCAAGTGAGGGAGCTTTACCGAGATAAGCGCGGCGTTGGTCTCTTGTATATTCAATCTGCCTTGAGGGGTTGAATATAGAGAGCAGGTTTGCCGGGGTCTTATATCGGGAGATCGTCTCCGTCACAGCCGGGGGCACCCTTGTTGGAACCGATGTTCCTTGCGACAAAGTCAATAAGCTCGCTCTGTCGTTGTTGTCTTTCATCGGCGGTAGGATTTGGTCGATTGGTAGTGGGTTCGACATGATGTTTGATTAGATTTTCTTTTTGGCGTTGCTGCTCGTCAAGTATCCAGCTGTTAGCACGACTATCCCAACGAGTGATGCGTCTGTTGTATTTATCTCGCCAATCAACTGCGGCAAAATAATCGTAGAAGCGTTGCGCGGACTCTTCCCAATTTTGGATTTTGTCGGGAGCCTTACGTTGGAAATAGGCGCGCACTTCTTCAAGTGTCGGTGTCGGAGGTAGAGCTTCTTTAGGCGTTTTAGGTTTCTGCTTGGATTTCTTTTTTTCTACATCTGCAAACAATGATGGTTGAACGCTTACGCGAGAACAATCGCCGCGAGGCGATTGTGTATTACTACACTCTATACTAGTTATATTATATTTATTATTTAAAATAGGTGTACCCGCACTTTTTTCGGCTTTTTGGGGGTTTGTGTTTACTGTTGTGTTTACTGTTGTGTTTACCTTTGTGTTTACTGTTGTGTTTCTTGTAGTAAACACAAACGATTTTTCAAGGGCTTTATCAGTAACTTCCGCGTCAGGAAAAAGGTATATTGTTGGACCCCTACCTTTGCCCTCAATGAAATCAATCAGACCTCGTTGTTTTAGTCTGTTCCTTGCGTCATTGATTGTCTTACGTGTAACCTCAAACGCTAATGAGATTACTTTCGTCTGCAATTCAAACGGGTTAGCCCAGTCCTTGATGGCGTACTGCTCAATCAAAAACGAATAGAGCATATGGTCCATGCTTGACATGGGTTTAACCATGAACTTTTGCCAAAACAACCTATGTAATATAGAATCGGGTGATTGTGTCATCGGTACATTGGGTATTTGGTCAATGCTTGCGTGATGTAAAATGTCGCGTCTATATGTAGATACTTACAGACGGCAGTGATGAATTCAAGTAGACCATGACATACAACATAAGTGCTGCCATGAGTTTCAACCAGTTCCTGCCATGCTTTCTGCTCTTTGCTCTGAGTTCCGGCGGACGAGCCTTTGCGCTTCGGGACTTTCATTTCTATGCACAGTGCTGACTTACCTCCACTCGGATATAAGAGGATGAGGTCGGCAACACCACTAACTTGTCCTTCGTATGTCATCATCGCTCCGGCATGACGGCCTCTCCATCCACCATTTGGTACGGTGAATAACAGGCCTGCAACCTTGGGAAATGTCATCCGAAACCACGTCACGCATATATGCTGTATCTTCGATTCCGAGTAGTTTTTCTCAAGTTCTAAGATTTCTTTATCTGTCATTGCTTTTGCACTGGTTTAATAGTTTAACAATTTGCTTGCATAGGTTCACATTGTCGAGCTTATCGGTGAATTGGGATATTGACTCGTATTGCACACCAAACAAGCCTACGGAGTATTTGAGGATGTAAATATTTCCATTGCGCCTAACCATCTTAAATGCTTTCATAAGCGGTCTCTAAATAGGTTCATGGTGATGTTTACTATATCTTCCTCAATCTGTGTGGTAGTACCTGTAACTTCGTTGGCGATGTCCTTCTTGGACTGAATAACGGAATACATATACTTGTCAATGGTTTTATCACCGAGGAAGTAATAGCAGTTCACGTTATTCTTTTGTCCGTTTCGGTGGGCTCTATCTTCGGCTTGCTCGCAGTCGGAATAAGTCCAAGGGAACTCGATAAACCCGACACGAGATGCAGATGTAAGCGTCAAGCCCGTACCGCCTGAACGATAGTTGAGGATGATAAGCTTGCACTCGGGGTCATTCTGAAAGCGGTCAACGGCTGTCTGCTTCTGAGCAATATTGTCAGCACCGGTGACTGTCACAGCGTCAGGGAACTCTTTCTTGAGTGCTTCCACAACCTCTTTCAGATAGGCGAATAGTATCAGCTTCTCGCCTCCGTCTATGATGTCGTGGATGAAGTCGCTAACGGCTTTGATTTTGCCCCTCGCTGCGATGGCTTTGAGGATCCCCATTTTAACCATTATCTGACCTCTCATCGCTCGCGCTATCTTGTCATCGCTTGCCTTCTTATAAGTGCGGAGATATTGAAGTACATCCTTTTCGGCATCATCATATTCTTTTCGGTTGGTGATGTCGCAAGTAATGTACTGTCGTGTCTTCTCCGGAAGCTGTGTTAGCACTTTTTGCTTTTCGCGTCTGAAGAAGCAGCAGCACCATAGGCGATAGTTCAACTCTCTAAGGTTTGACGATTGCTTTGGACCATCGCAGTAACGACCGATGAATTGATTGTAACCGCCGAAGTCATCAAGCCTGCCGAGAATCTTGAGCTGCTGAACAAGGTCGGTATTGTTGTTGACAACAGGTGTGCCGGTCAACTCAAATATCCATTGCTTGCCTTTGCAGATGCCCTCAACATACTTGGCTTGCTGTGTCTTGGTACTCTTGCACTTGTGGCTCTCATCAATGATGACGCTCTTGAACATCTTCACCCGCTCATCGAATTGAACCGAGCGTAGAGTAAAGCGCGCATGGTCTTTGATTTTCGTCACAAAGAACTTCTTGAGGCTCTCATAGTTGACGATAAAAACCGAAGATAGTGCTTCGCCATCGGGACGTTTCATCTCGAAGTAGCGATGCCATACACTGCGGTTTTTATCGTCAAGTATGATTGCATCTATGTTGGCGAACTTCTTGAACTCTCGTTGCCAGTTGATTTTGAGTGATGCCGGGCAAATTACCAAAGTTGGGAATGTTTCGCCATACTGCTTAGCCTCTTTGTGAGCCTTAACCACCGCACATATTGCCTGAAGCGTCTTGCCAAGTCCGGGCTGATCGCCAAAGATGCACCGCTTATTATCAAGCGCATAACGCACACCCTCCAACTGATACGGATAGGGATTGAGTAACATATAATGCTCACCAACGAACTCTTTCATCGGTGGTATCTCGTATGTCACATCGTGCGTTTCACTGCGCCTTGATATATGAGTGGCGTATCTCTGTTTGACTGCCCATTGAGCGAAGGCTTCGACATACCATTGAGCACTCCTGCCGGGTGGATATAAGATACTATCTTTCTTCACCACCCATTCACGCTCATCGCTATCCCATTTTGGTTTTTCGGGAACTCTCTTGATAATCTCAACCAACTTGGGATTATACTCGAATGACAAGCGAAAATAGCCAGGTGTCTCGGTGATGTAGATTGGCCTCATTACGCAGCGTGTTCTGGTACAGGTTCAGCTACTTCTTCTAAGGGTGCGACATCTTCGGTCTCGGTGGGCGTTGCGGCAAATGGGTCCTCATCGTTGGCGAAGTCTATCTCTTGTTGAACAACACCCCACTTGCGCTCGGTGATGTATAATGCAACCTCATAGAAGAAGGCTTCAACGGCATCGCGCAGATCATCGCATTTCCAATAGCCATCCTCAATGTCGGTGCTTGTCGCAGGTGTGTTGAGGTTAAGCACTTTCTGCGTCATCAGGCAACGCTTGCCTGTGAGCACAACGATAGGACTGAGGCTTTCGGTATTCTGGGTGACGGCGGTTACTTCCAACTTGCGCAGTAGCTCAACGTTGGATGCGCTATCCAAGTCTTTCCAATCAATGCTGTCGGCTTCTTTTTGCTCGGTCAAGTCAGCGAAGTAAGGAACGAGAGCAGCGAGGCGAACCTTGAGGTCATTGTGGACCACGTTGTTGCCTTTCAGTATAATCTCGTTGCCGTCTGCATCATTGTATGTGGCTTCAATGCAATTTGACTTGGTGAGCTTGGCTTTCTTAATAATAATGTCCATTACAAAAATGTGTTGATTTAAACAATTTCGGACAGCCTTGCGACTGCCCGAGTTAATGATGTCTATATTCTGATACGAAGTCCTGATATGTACGGTCTTCGGGGAGAGGGAGCGTGATGCCGAACTCAATGGCAGCATCAGCTTTTACTTTCTCAAGGAATTGGGTGAACTGTAATGTGTTCAGCGATGAGGTATTGCCTACGACCTGCACCCAACGCCCACGCACCACTATTTGGCGCGTCAGAAACTTGCACTTGTAGTAGTCGTGAAAGTCCTCTTTGGGTTGTCCAGTGGCTTCTTCCATGCACTTGAACCACATCCACATCAGCGAGTTCTGCGGAATGGTGCGTGGCTCTGTCTTACGGACTATCTTGACCGTGTACGCTCCGTTGCGGAGTAGTGAACACATAAGCTCAAAGGACTTATCCATGGTCACTACTCCGTCTCGTTTGGTGAGGTTGGCATCCATCAGCGATTGTACGGTGGGTTGACTTGTGGGGACTGTGTGTAGTACGCCGGCTGTTGGTAGCCTTGTTGAGGGTAACTCGGTTGTGGCGGATAGACAGGTGTGGGTTGAGGTGCCGGTGCTGCATATTGCGGAGCTTGCGGTTGTGCTTGCACTGTAGGTTGTGCGATAGATAGACCGCGAAGTGACACAAAGTAACGACCGTTGTAGTCTCTGCCATTAACAGTTGCTTCGATGCTCACTCTCTGACCGGGAGCGAATTGGTCAAGCATCGCTATTCTGTCTCCTGTGAACTCGATAGCCACATAGTTAGGATGAGGCGTGTTGTCTGAGCCTACCCATGTGTCATCAATTACGACTTCTCGCTTACTGAAGGTCGCGCTTACGTTAATCACCGGCGAGATGGAGTGAATAACGCCTACGGCTGTTAGTTTTATCATTTATTTTTTAATTTAATTGTGATGCCGCCTTTCTTGGTGGTGGTTTTTAGATATTTTTTGTACAAGTCTGGATTTTCCTCTTGGAAACGCTTGGCGTCAAATGAGTTTGAAGTGCTATCGGCAGCGATTGTTGCTTTGAATAAGGCGCTGTCGAAGGATTTGACGTTGTGGGTTTCCATTGCCTTGCGGACTTGCTCTTTGACTGCTTTGAGTTTGGCGTCAAGTTCATCTGCTTGCTTGACAAGTTCTGCAACATACTTGACTACATCGGGGGCGATGATAGCGACTTGTTGAGTTGGCTGCGGGACAGGTATCTCAATATTGCCAATCATCTCTGCCTGATTAGGGTGGAAGTATGTCGGCTTGCCATACTCATCAAATGTGTATGTGGCAAGTAGAAGCAGTTGCACAAGTGATGACGGCTTGCGCTCAATCACCCAGAAGTTAGCCTCGTTCTTTCGAAGATGATTGCAAGCGAGACCCGCAACTTTCAGCCCGGGGTTCTCTGCCTCGAACAACTCTGCATAAATGGAGAGCTGCCACGAGAGGTATTCTTTGAGAGCATCTTCGCCGCTCGTAAAGTAGTCATCGCGGAAGTAACCGCAAATGGGATACAGTGAGATGTTGTTAGACTTGGTATCGACAAGCCATATCTCTTGCGTATCGTCTCTGAGCCACACGTTGTCAATCTGTGATGCCCATTTGAGGTTGTCGCTGACTGTATGCTCGTTGGCAATGGGGGTGAAGCCTTTGCGGTGGCGAATGTAGTTCTGCAACTCCTCTGTTACATCCCATTGCTCGTCAACGATGCGCTCATTATCACGTTCTCTGCAACCATAGTGAGTGGTTACGGTTTGGAGTGTCTGCATGATGCCGAGTTTATCGTATGTCTCAATGGCGTGATGAATTGCCGTGCCACGACTGCCGGCTCTGGGGATGATGTTGTCTTTTATGAAGTCATCTGCGTCAGGATAGACACCCAAGCCGAGGATGGCGTGTATAAGTCCGGTGATGCCGAGTAATCTCTGATCGCCGAGCCGGTAGCTATGCGATTCTTCGTCAAAAGCTACCGGCGACTGCTTTAATGTTATCATTTGCTTACTTGTTTAAGTTGTGCTTGTTTGTCGCAAATGGCTTTGTAGAAGGGGTTGCCATTCTGCGAGAGAGCTGGGACTGCTGATACCCATTTTTTCCACACCTCTCCGATTAGGTTGATGTCGGTGATAGCTTGAACTTCTGCAAGCGCCTGTTCGAGTTGCGCACCTGTGTAGGCTATTCTTGCAGTCGGATTGACAGGTTGTGCATTGGCAGGTTGTGCGCTGTCATCTGTGCGAGTGCTTTGTTCATACTTGCTCTCGTTATGACCTTTGGCGTTAGCACCATACCAGATGTCTGCGCCTATGCCGATGGGTTTCATGGCGATTGACAGTGCATCAGTGAGAGCCATTTTGTAAGCCTCGTCATTGACGTATGCTCCGTTTCGCTCAATGCTTACTACTGCGCTGCCACCATTGCCGGGAATGGCATCAGACCACTCTTTGGTTTCTGGATCGCGAACAAAGAGCGATACGTTACAGAATACTTTGACTTCTTGACCGTGAATTTCTTCCCATTGTTTGTCAATAGTGTATTTCCAACCGAAGCCAACAGGACCAAATATCTCGGTCATGCGTTTCATGCGCCACATCGGGTTTACATCGGTCATACCCTTTAGGCGTCCTGCCCTGATTTCTTTGAGAGCGTCTTTGGGAACTTCTCTGCCTTGGTTGTAGAAGCGGAGGTTCTTTTCAATTGCGGTGAGCTCTTGGTCTTGGGCTTCCGCATTGACTTGTTTTTCCTTTGCCATAGTGATTAATTTTATTAGTTTGACTTTTATTCTTAGTTTCTGATATACAGTAAAGTTAGTCATTATTAGCGAGTTATGAAAACGGAAACTTCGCCATTTTTACACCTTAACTTTTACTGACATTTGATGCCTAACAGCGGTGCGTAGTGGTCGAAATGCCGCTTTTCGTATTTGGCATCTTCCTTGGTCAACTGTGGGGCTGTCTGCTTCCATGTCTCGAAACATTTAGGGCAGAACCATTGGTTGAGGACTGCGATATAATAGCCAATGGGTGAGGGTGTGTCGCAGAAGTCGCAAACACCGGGACTATCACAAGCAATGTACAACTCTCGTGCGCTGCACTCAATAATGAGAAACTTGCCAAATTCAATTTGTCTTGCCATATTAAATTTGTTTAGCTTGGTAAACCGCAATGTTCTTGATGCACTCGGCACCGTCTTGCAGTTCATCAATAAGTTTATCTACTCTGTCGGGGTGATTGACTACTGCATCTCTCACCTCGGCTGTCTTATCACGATACTTAGCCATCAGAATAGATTCGAGTATCAGCATCAGGTTGTCAAAGCCCTTCATGTTCGAGGATTTTTGATGCTGACTCTGCGAAAGCTTCAAGCATTGCCGGAATGTCTTCGGCATGGATGAAGATTTTTTGACGCTTCTTGTTGCCGGGATTACGCTCAGTGGGAACTTCAGTAATTGATAGGAACTCGCTGCCGTGCTTGTCGGCGCAAATGTCAAAGTAGTAGAGCCGAGTGCCGGCACTAACTCGCTTTGTGAATGTTGGTGTTGCCATGTTTGATGATGTGTTTGAATGATGTAGCAGTTCCGTCGGGACTCGAACCCGCACCTCCTCGTCAGGCAATGCTTCCATTACACCACGGAACCTGCCGGTCTTTCCCGACTGTCACAAATTGCACAAAATGAAGAGCGGAGCAGGCGGGACTCGAACCCGCACGACTGAATTTGGCGGCACATCTTAGTCTTTTTATCGTCACCGCATACTAATAGGTAACTCCTGTTTTCGGTTTTATGTTTCCCATCAGATTTCTCTGACTTTGTTGTCATCTACTCTGGTCGATTTTTTGCCAGAAAAAGCACACGGCATTTCCTCCGTGCATCAGGTACACGTGTCTCAGTCTTACCGCTATAAGCGTCTAACCTTTTCGCCACTGCTCCAAAAGTAGCCGAGATTACCCGCCCGGCTATCGGGGTTTGAAATATGATGATGCGCTCACCCTCACGGGCTGATTAATGGCATCAAATAAATTATATGGTATGTTTATCACCATCAGCGATAAACTCATTCGTCAATGTGGTAATTGAAATAGTCAATCATCCATTTCGGTAATACGATTGGGGCGAGTTTATATAACACATATGCGTATGCAATGCCGATGTAATTGAGATACGTTGCATCTCCGTTACAATTCATAATAAGGATGCAAGGTAGTGATAGAATACTCATCAACACCCATGCAAGGATTTTTTTTGAATTTGACATAAAAACTTCTAAATTATCGGTTTGACTTATTGTTTCTCATATTTCTACTGTGGCGTAGCACGTCAGCGGCATTGCAGTACCAAGTGCCGTTCTGGGCATTGGTAGGCTTTCTTGCTTTGATTTTGCCGTCGGCGATGAGTGATAGTAACTTCTTCTCTCCGCCAACAATCTTTGCCGCCTTATCTTTGCAGAAATGCTCGTTTTCCATGATGAGGAAAATGTTCTCAAGCATTATCTCAGAGGGATTGACGGAGGTGATGAAATTGCTCATGACACTCTTGTGACTTCAACACACTTGTTAACTCTGTCAACTTTTATTTGCCAATCGGCACCTTCTGCAACATCTACAATCAGAGTGCTGCACTTAGATGCGCGAACAGTGTTGTATTGCGAAAGGGGAAAGAACTCGACCGCCCCAACTTGCATTGCTCTTAAAGTGGAAGCTACAGGTCGGCGTGTAGCCATTGTTGTTGTATTACTCATTTGTTTGTAAATTGGAAGTTAGGAATGGTAGCAGGACTCGAACCTGCGACCTACACTGCGATTCATGCTATTAGTGTTGCTCTACCGTCTGAGCTATACCATTCTTTGAAATGTATAATGATTGGAAACTCTTCGTATCTCGAATAGGTTTCAGTGGACTGCGGGACTTTCACCGCAGAGCGTAATGTATGAATGAATCACCGGTCCATTTGCTACGAGTGGACGCGTCTCATCTCGCTCCCCTTTGTCGGCATAGGCAAGGGAGGTTTTCCTACCGATATACTACCCCATTAATACTGACTGAGTCTTCTTGGTCCGGTAATATATCTCATCGTTGCTCGACAATGCCGCCAGGCTCTTGTGCATCAGCAACGGACGTTATGGTAAATCTTTCAAGGTACTTTTCTTTGTAGGGGGAGAAACCGGATTCGAACCGGCGATGTCAGCATCTTTGCTGAACCCCGCAATAACTTGTCAGGGTAACCTCGTCCACTTGGTCTTATTCTCCCTTTTCTCGGGGTTCTCTTACCCCTCAGCAATTCCGACTCTTCGGTGCAGTTGTAATTGACTTTGCGAGGATAACTATTTTTGGTAGATATTGCCGAGGAGAACTGCAATAGCATCTACCTGAGCTTTGACGCGATTATCTTTTTCCAAGGATTGCATCCAATATTTTTGGTACTGGTCTTTCTCAGCCTTTTCTTTCTCGGCAATAGCCTTGATTGTGGCGAGTTCTTCTGATTGAGAGAAGATGTCGGCAGCAACGTCAGGAACACCAACTGTGACGTTGCACTCAATGTTTTCTTCTGACTTGACCCATTCGTCAATGTAGTCGAGGGTGCTGGTCAAGTCCTTGTTTACGAAAATTGTTGCAGACTTGGCTGAGTAGTTAATTACTGAGTTGCCGTTGACGTTTGCAACGAAGGCAACGAGGTTGCGGTAGGCATCCATTGTGGATGCTGTGAGGTGGAATGATGTGAATTGTGACATAATCACGAAACTTTTAAGGGTTTGACTTAATTTATTTTGTTGATAATTAGTTTGTCATATTCCTAAAAAAGCACTATATTTGCATTGTTTGAAATATGATGATGCAAAGTTAAACGTATTTACGTTATTATGCAAACGTATCTGCGTTTAATTTGCGGATTTAGCAATATTTAACCATTAACGCCATCCCATTATGACATCAATGAATCAAAAAATCCGTGAAATTATTTCTTATTACAAATTATCAGACAGACAATTTGCAATAAAAATCGGTGTTACCCAATCAGTTATCGGCTCAATGTTTCAAAAAAGCACAGAGCCGTCATCCAAAGTCATACAGTTGACTGCCGCAGCGTTTCCTGAGATTTCTTTGGATTGGTTCATCCGTAATGAAGGCGAAATGTTTAAGTCTAACTCTAAGGAAGTGGAGCGAATAGAACGCCTTGTCGATACCATCACAACTCTACAAGATGCAATAAACGTAAAAACGAGCACCATTGCTATGCTTACTGAACGCATCAAACAACTCGAATCTCAAATCAAATAGAAATATGAAAAGATTACTACTCTTGTTAGCGGTTCTCGTATCGTTTGCTGCTAATGCCATGAAGATTGTCACTGATGAGGTTGATGAATTCACTGGTGACCGTACCGTCATCACATCTTGGGAGTCTTTTGATAAAACCCGCGTTTATATCCGCTTTAGATTGCAAAGCGGTAAGGAATATTTGGACTTCAAGTTCAGAAATGGTTCAGCGATAGTTATTGCTGAGGACTCTCCCTTGATGTTCAAAGGCTCAGATGGCGAAATCACGAAATTTATGCCTACTCGTATTTTCACCGGAGGTAAAGGTGAAGGCTCTGTTGGCGCAAACGGTAGTGGTGTATGGGGCATCTCTGCCACATACACTGGCGATAATAACTGGTTTAATGAGCACTGCCCGACACTTATGCGCATCTATTCAACAGAAGAGTATTACGACAAGACATTTTCAGACAAAGAAGGGACTAAGCTTCAACAGCTAACCACACTCTTTCTTGATACCGTAAACTCTAAATAG